CATTTATATACATTTGTAAAAAATTAAAAAAATGAAAAATAAAGAAATATTGTACTCAAACGGAGAAACATATATTAAAGTTGATTATTCTAAAAACTTAAAAACTGAATATATTAAACTATTACAAGATAATGGAATTGATACAAATAAATTATCAATTAGACACAAAAAAAGAAGAAAACCTAAAAATGATAGTATTTCTATAAACGGATATGAGTTTAATTACTACTTTTTAGAAGAACATAAAATAAATCCAGTAGAGTTTATTAAACTTTACAAATTAAATCAATATTAATCAATTAAAATTAAATAAAATGGGAACAAGATCATTAACAAAGGTTATAGAAACCTACAAAGACAAAGAAAATGTTACACAAAAAGAAAACCTTATATGTATGTATAGACAATATGATGGTTATCCATCAGGACATGGAAAAGAATTAGCAAACTTTTTAGCCGATAGAACAATAGTAAATGGGTATGGACTGGGAGATGATAACTTACTCAAAAACAATGGAATGGGATGTTTATCTGCCGAACTATTGTCAGAATTTAAAAATGGAATAGGTAATATATATTGCTACCCACCTAACACTGAAAGAAATTGGGAAGATTTTGAGTATATAATTGAGGGAAACGAAAAAGATCAAATAAATGTAAGAGTTTACGACTGGGAAAGGAGAGAAATATTTAATGGAAGTGTAAATGAATTTTGTATATTTTGCCATGAAAAAGAGTAAATTAAAACCTATGAGGGTTAAGAAAGTTGGTAATAATACCAATAAAAGTTATACAGAATGGATGAAATATATCTATAAAACAATAAATAAATTAACTAAAAATAAAATAAAATGAGTTTATATCATAAATTAAGATTAAATCCTCCAGTATTAAAAATAGAGGGAAATCCAAGAGAAATAAAAATTGATGTAGTGTCTGTAATGTGTGATAACAAATACAGATGGAGTGTGTTTACAAATGATAATGGGGACTATAAAATATCTACATCCCCCCAAGCGTTCAGTAATTTCTCAACAAAATATAAAAAAGATGATATTGAGTGGGAGATGGATGAGGGAAACTGGGAAGAAGTTTGGGAAATGATAAATAGTGGGACAATACAAATAGAACAAATAAAATATAGATAATATGGATTTAACAGATAAAGAACTTAAAGAAATAGATATAAATGATAAAATAGATAATTATGTTAAGTGGTTCAGGGAGGATTGTTGTGATCCTTATGGAGAATTAGAATGGTTAATTAAAACACTACTGGAAACAGATAAACATAAAACAGATATGATGGATATATTAAACGATACTTATGAATTATATAAAAACAATTAAAATTAAATAAAAATGCCTAATCATGTATATACGAGGATTGTTATTTCTGATCCTACTAAAAAACAAAAAGAAATACTAAAGAAAATAGAAAAAGTTGGTGGGTTATGCAGACATTATAAACCTATGCCGAAACAATTAGAGGGAACGAAAGCTAATGGAAAACAATATAGTTGGTATGAATGGTGTAATGAAAACTGGGACACAAAATGGGGGTGCTATGAATTAGAGATAGAGGATAATTTAATATCCTTTACATCAGCTTGGAGTCCGATAGGAGACAATATAATTAGTATGTTTGCTAAAGATTTTCCTGACTTTACTTATTCATGGGAAGAAGAACAAGGTTATGGATCAGAAATGGATTATGAAGGGGGAAAATGTGTTATGCAGTGGGATTATGATTGTCCTGAATGGGGAGATATATTGGAATATAAAGATTGTTATTTAACAGAACTATATGAAGATCATCCAAATTATGAAAGTGGAACTGGATATTATTTAGATCACGGACAAGAGTATTGTGGAAAGACATTAGAAGAAGCTAAAGAATATATTGATGAAACTATAAAAAGCAGTGTAATATGAAAAGGAAATTAATAGACCAAGTGGATGATGGGTTTAACTACTTTAATGGTTACAGATTAGAGGAATTAAAATCAGATGATGTGTATTATATAGAGGCTTTTATGAAATATATTGAAGATTTAGAAAGTAAATTACAAGTTAGTAAAAAACTTTTTTCAAGAGTTAAATTAAATCAAATAAAAAAATGAAATACAAATTAGACAAAAGTAAATTTATAGATTATATGTTCCAAGATAAAGATGATTATCTTTACTGGGGAAAATATATAGCAGAAGAAATACAAGAGGGAGAAGTAAGTATTACTTTACAGGGAATGTTAGATAGTTGTGGAGATATACCTATATGGTATTTTGATGTAGAGGATGAGAACGAACACCCTGAATATATAGATCCTAAAAATATTGAATTAATATGAATTACGATAACTGGAAATTAAGCAATCCTATTGATGATGGAGGATGTAGTATGGTAAGCAGTTGTTGTGGATCAGAATATGAGGAAATATATAGTGAAATGTTTGATGAGGATAAATTACTATGTAGTGAATGCAACGAGTATTGTGAGATAATTGAGGACTATGAATATAAAACTATACAAAGAGAGAACTATTTAGAAGATATGAGAAATGAATAATAACTAAAAACAAAATAAAATGGAATTAACAAAAAAACTTTACGAAGAATTTATGAACGAATTAGAAGAAAATGATGGGAATCAGTTTTATGATAACCTATGTGATATGTTGGAAGAGGTGTTTGAAGAAGAGGAGGATTGGATTAAATATTTAAAAGAGTATTTAAAAGATCGGGAAGATTTTAGTTGGGCTACAATAGAATTTGAAATTAAAAAAATGCATGATGAAAAACATAAGTGAGATTATATTAAAAGAAAAAAACAAAAAACAACCTAACAAAAAATATATCCAGTTTTTACAACAATTATTAGATAAACAGGATAGTGTTAGGCATCTAATAAGTGAAATGAAACAAAAACAATATCTTGATGAATTAGAAAAACAAAACTTTATCAATATGGATGATTGGTTCTCATATAGTGGAATGGTAGAGGAAGGAAAAAATTTAGATCGTTGGGTTTATAAAAATAGTATGGTGGACAAACTAAAAGAATATAAAGATGGAAAAAATTAAAAAAGAAAGTATTATTGTTCCGGTATTTTATTATGAAGATGAAGATGGTTATATAATAATAGATACAGAAGAAATGAATAACTCTTTTAAAACAAAAATGAAAGAGTTATATAACACAACAAAAAAAGCCAAGCATAAACACTTTAAAGAAAAATATCATGGAAAAGAAAAATAAAGATACATCCGAACTAATTAAGGAAGTAGGAAGAGAAGTAATAATGTTGTTGTTGGAGAAGAACAAGAACTATGGAGACACTGCAAACGATCCTCCAAAAATATTCTCAAAACTATCTCCAAAAGAAGGTATTCTTGCGAGAATAGATGATAAATTAAGTAGGATAAAACAAATGGGTATTAATGATAAAACAGAGGATACTATATTAGATTTAATAGGTTATCTTATTTTGTATAAAGTGCAGTGTAAAAAAGAAAAGAAATAAAAAAAACATAAACAAAATTTGGTTAAGTATTGAAAAAGAATTATCTTAGCCAACTAATTTAATTTAATCAAAATCAAACTATGAAAAGGGATATATTTATGGTTTATGCCAACGCGATAGCCGAACAATTTCATCTTACATTAGATCAAATGTTTGAAAAAACAAAAAAGAGAGAATGTGTAGATGCCAGACAAATACTTTATTATTTATGTATGGAACGCCCCATACGAATTTCTTACATCCAAAGATTTATGGAAGAGAACGGACACAATGTTTCTCACTCCACCATTATTCATGGATATAAAAAAGCCAAGGAACTTATTGATAAAGATGAGGATTATAAAAAAATATTAGAATACGCCTCTAATAAATTATAATGTATTCATTAGAAGAAATATTTAGTCAAGCCACTAAAGATAAACAAGGTATTTATCAAAAATTAAAAAACAAAATCATTGTGATTAATTATGGATATAAGATACAAAAGTTTAAAGAAAGAATTGAAATACTTAATTGCTCAAAAGGTGGAGATTATTTTGTAGAGTGTAATGATGAGGAATATCTTAATTTTTATATTAAAGGATGGAAAACAGGATCTATATTAAATAATTTAGAAAACTGCAAAAGAAAACTGGAGATGATAGAGGAGAAAGTTAAGATGGAAATAAATACAAGAAAGAACGATAAGTATATACAACACTTAAAAAACAGGAGAGAATTAATATTAAATAAATATACAAATCTAAAAAACAAATTAAATGGAAAAAAAGAACAACATATTTAAAGAACTATCAGCAGTATCAATTAAGGGTAAAACTGATAAGAAGGGTAAGTTTGATTATATGTCTTGGGCTACGGCTTGGAGTATGATAAAACATGAATATCCTGACGCACAAAGAAAAGTATATGAGTGTCAAGAAACTGGACTTAATTTTTTTACAGATGGTAAAACTGCTTATGTAAAAGTAGGAATTACAATAAATAATTTAGAACATATAGATTATTTACCGGTTATGGATTATAGAAACAATTCTATAACTATGGAAAAAATTACTTCAATGGATGTAAACACGGCTATACAAAGATCTACTGCTAAAGCTATTGCTATGCACGGACTTGGGTTAAGTTTATGGATAGGAGAGGACACTATTGAGGTCGTAAAACCTCAACCTAAACAACAGGTTAGTAAAACTTCAACACCAGTAAAAGAAACAAAAATTACATTAGATATTGGAGACAATAACTGGGGTAAAGTTTTAAAATATATAGCTTCAAATAAAGAGTTGGGACTTCCTAAAATAGTCAAAAATTTAGAAACTAAATACAATATAAAATCGGTGGTAAAAAAAGAATTATCAAAACACATTAAGTAATGGATAAAGACTTGCAATTATTAAAAGAGGATCAACATTATTACGGAAAGTTTGGTAAACAATTTTTATCTAATTCAGATATAATAACTTTATTAAACGATCCAAAAAATTTTGGTAAAGACAAACCCATGACAAAAGCTATGTTAATTGGTAGGTATTTTCATACCGCTATGTTGGAGCCGGAAAAAATTGATAGTGTAGAGTACTGGACAATAGACGCATCAAGTAGAAATACAAAAAAATATAAAGAAGAGTTACTTCATTACAAACGTTCTTTAATGATGTTAACAAAGGAAAAAGAAGAAATTGACAAAGCTATATCTACTATGAAAAATAATTTAGAGTTTTACGAGGCGGTGTATGATGATGATAATGATTTTGAAGTGCCGGCTATTCATGAGTATTTAGGTAAAAAATGGAAAGGTAAGGCGGATATAGTTGGGAAAGATATATTAATAGACCTAAAAACTACATCAAACATAAAAGATTTTAAGTATAGTGCCAGAAAATATAACTATGATAGTCAAGCTTTTTTGTATCAACAATTTTTTGACAAACCTTTAGTGTTTTATGTGGTAGATAAATTAACTTACGAACTGGGTATTTATTATCCATCTGAAACATTTTTAAATTATGGAAAAGAAAAAGTTGAAAGAGCAGTTGAGGTGTATAATAAATTCTTTAGTGAAGACGCTACGGAAGACATCGAAACTTATGTTATTAAAGAAACTTTATAATAGAAACAATGAAGTGTGGTTGAAAGTTCCAACCCACTACACTTCTAATGCTGAACGTGACCAAGTCATGGAGGCTACAATGAATAAGTTGGAACAAATAATTTATAAATCTAATTAATTATGGCAGAAGAAAAAATCTATGTCGGAAGTGGAACTTCCAAATTTGATGGGAATATGATTTCCTGTAGTATTTGTTTATCAGACTTACCTCAAGAACACATGTTTGAGTATAATGGTAAAAAATACATTAAAGTAAATGTATCAGCTAAAAAAGATGGAGCTGATGATTATGGTAAAACTCATTATGTTGCTATTGATACATTCAAACCAGAGCCAAAGAAAGAAACTGCCCCGGCAGGAGATGAAGATCTACCTTTCTAAACTGGTTATAAAGATAAGGAGGTTTTAGACCGGGCAGTAAAGAAGAACGGGTATCCTCCTTATTTTTTTGTCTTATTGGTGTTAAGATGTTGACTTTATTGTTGTTTTTTGTAAAATAAATTTTAATTTAGCAGTCTTTTTATTCTACTATAATTTTTTACTTTAAACTTAACATCTTAACATTTAAAAGAAAGTTATAAGTAGTAAAAGGGAAAATTAAATTAACATCAAATCAACATCAAATCAAATGGAAATAACAATATTTAAAGATATTAAAGATACTTCTCAACCTTTTTATAGAGATGTAGCAGTAGTATTAAAACGAATAGGGGATGGATCAAGCAAAGAATTAGTAAAAAAAATAAGACAAGAAAAAGATAAACACAAAAGAAATAAATTAAAGTCCTCATTACCAGCAATATGTTTTAGTGGTAAATTTACAAAAAGAAACGATGCATCCATTACGCAACACAGTGGGCTTATATGTTTAGACTTTGATGGTTATGAAAACGACAAATTATTATTAGAAGAAAAAGAAAAATTAACTAAAGATAGATATGTTTATTCAGTATTTATATCCCCCAGTGGACTGGGATTAAAAGTCTTGGTTAAGATACCATCGGAGCCTGATAATCATAAAAACTTTTTTAATTCATTACAACACCACTTTGACTCCCCTTACTTTGATGAGACTTGTAAAAATATATCAAGGGTTTGTTATGAAAGTTACGACCCTCTTATTTTTACCAATGAACAATCCAGTGTATTTAATCAAATAACAGAACAAAAATATCAAGAGGTAAATAAATTTAAAGACGTTCAAACTATACCTATAACAGATGAAAATAAAATAGTAGAGATATTAATTAAATGGTGGGAAAGAAAGTATGGATTGAAAAGTGGAGAAAGAAATAATAATGTTTATGTGTTAGCCTCAGCCTTCAACGACTTCGGTGTATCAAAGGGGCTTGCTGAATATATTATGAATAGCTTTGCGTCTCAAGATTTTCCTCAATCAGAAATAAGAAGAACAATACACTCGGCTTATCAACAAGTACAAAACTTTGGTACTAAATATTACGAAGATGAAGACAAGGTAAACGAGGTAAAGCAAAAATTAAGAAGAGGTGTAAACAAAGGGGAGATCAAAACACAACTGGAGGAGGAATCAGAAATTGATGATAGTGTTTTAGATAATGTAATAAGAAGACTTGAAGAAGAACAAGATCAACAAAAGTTTTGGAGCAAATCAGAAAAAGGAGTTATAAAAATTATTCATATATCTTTTAAAAAGTTTTTAGAAGACAATGGTTTTTATAAATTTAATCCACAAGGTAGTAAGAATTATGTTTTTGTAAAGGTTACTAACAACTTAATAGACCATACTTCAGAAAAAGAAATCAAAGATTTTATTTTAAATTATTTATACGACTTAGATGATACTTCGGTATACAACTATTTTGCTGAATGCACGAGATATTTTAGAGAAGAGTTTCTTACCTTGCTTTCATCTATTGATGTATTTTTTATAGAAGACTCTAAAGATACAGCCTACTTATATTATACAAATTGTGCGGTTAAAATTACTAAAGAAGAAATAACACCTATAGATTATTTAGATTTGGGGGGATACGTTTGGAAGGACCATGTTATTGATAGGGTGTTTGAAATATGTGAGGTAAATAATTGTGATTACAAAATTTTTGTAGACAACATATCCGGCAAAACTGAAAAGCGAATTAGATCGATGGAATCTACGATAGGATTTTTATTACATGGATGGAAAAATTTATCTTATTGTCCGGCAACAATTTTAAATGATGAGGTTATATCAGACAATCCGGAAGGAGGAACTGGTAAAGGGTTGTTTATGAATGGGCTTTCTCACATGAAAAAACTGGTCGTGATAGATGGTAAATCATTTAATTTTGAAAAATCCTTTGCTTATCAGTTGGTATCAGCAGACACACAAATACTTTGTTTTGATGATGTAAAAAAACATTTTGATTTTGAAAGATTATTTAGTGTGGTCACAGAAGGATTGACTCTTGAAAAGAAAAACAAAGACGCAATTAAAATACCATTTAGCAAATCTCCGAAGGTAGCCATTACTACAAACTACGCAATAAAAGGAAAGGGATCTTCTTTTGAAAGAAGAAAGTGGGAGTTAGAACTTAGTCAATATTATACTAAAGAATTTACCCCTCTTGTTGAGTTTGGTAAACTAATGTTTGGAGAGTGGAATGATAATGACTGGTGTCAGTTTGACAATTATATGATTAGCTGTTTGCAATTATACTTAGATAAAGGATTATTAAAAAGTGACTTTGTTAATTTAAAAACAAGAAGATTTTCTGCTGAAACTTCACATGAGTTTGTAGAGTGGTGTGGTGTTATAGGGGGACAGTCTAATGAAAAATTAATTAAAAATACCAGGATATATGTAAATGATTTGTATTTAGACTTTACAAATGAATATCCTGACTTTGCTCCAAAATCTAAAATGACTATAAGTAGAATTAGATTTAACAAATGGATTGCTTCATACTCACAATTTAAATATGATTGTCCTGCAATAGAAGGAAGAGATAAAATAGGTAAGTGGGTTCAGTTTGTAAACAAAAGTTATTACGATAAACAAGGAGAGATTAAGATATGATAGAGTTTAGAGACTACCAAAAAAATATTATATCCAAAGGCCTTGGAGTTTTAAAAGAACACCGGTTCTTGTATTTAGCTATGGAGGTTAGGACTGGCAAAACTCTTACGAGTTTAGGGATATGTAATTATCTTAATATAAAAAACGTTTTGTTTATTACAAAGAAAAAAGCAATATCAAGTATAGAAAAAGATTTTCAAATGTATAATCCTGATTATAATTTACAGGTTATTAATTACGAATCTTTACACAAGATACCAAAAAAAGGCTGGGATGTTGTAATATGCGATGAGGCACATAGTATGGGTGCTTTTCCAAAACCTAATGGAAGATCTAAAAAAGTAAAAGAGTTTGTTTTTTGGAACAATCCTTATGTAATACTTTTGAGCGGAACCCCTACTCCAGAAGCGTACTCTCAAATGTATCATCAAGTTTATTTTATACCTAACAACCCTTTCAAACAACACAGAACTTTTTACAAATTTGCTTCACAGTATGTAAGCGTGGTTAAGAAAAAAATAGGAGGGCTTTATATAAATGATTACTCTAAAGGTAATACAAATATTATAGAACACATGAAGCCATACACAATATCTTTTAGCCAAAAAGAGGCGGGCTTTGTAGTAAATACAAATGAACATATACTGGAGGTGGACATCAAAAAAGAAACTACTGATCTTATATCTAAGTTAAAAAAAGATTTAGTTGTAGAAGGAAAGGAAGAGGTAATATTAGCAGACACTGCGGTAAAGCTTATGACTAAAGTACATCAGCTTTGTAGCGGAACTATAAAATTTGAAAGCGGAAACTCAATGGTAATTGACTTATCAAAAGCCAAATTTATTAAGAACAAATTTAAGAAGATGAAGATAGGTATATTTTATAAATTTAAAGAAGAGCTTAATGCTTTGAAAGAAGTTTTTGGAGATTCTTTATGTACTACACTGGAAGAGTTTGACGGTACAGATAAAAATATTGCCCTTCAAATTGTTAGCGGTAGAGAAGGTATATCTTTACGAAAGGCTAATGCTTTAGTTTATTATAATATTGATTTTAGTGCTACAAGTTATTGGCAATCAAGGGATCGTATGACAACTAAAGACAGATTAAAGAATGAGGTTTACTGGATATTTAGTAAAAAGGGTATAGAAAAAGAGATATACAAGGCTGTTATTAAAAAGAAAGACTACACCCTTAGACACTTCAAAAAGGATTTATTAAATTTGTAATGTGGAGCTTTGTAAGATTTTTATTAATCTGGATTAGTCAAAACTTAGCCATACCTTTTTGGGTGGTGGGACATATACACTTATCTATACATAGCTTTCATGATCTAATTGAGCTAATATCTTCGTTAGGAATGAATATAATAGTTGCAGTTGGTTTTTATTTTGATTACAAAAATGACCGAGCAAGAAATACAAAGAAAAAGAATTAAGCAGTTGGAAGAAGAAGGTTATTATGTAATTAAATTAATTAAAACAAATAAAAACGGAATACCAGATGTATTAGCTATTCCTCCCAACTCTAATGTAATTTTTTCTGAAATCAAAACAAAAAAGGGAAAGGTGTCAAAGCTTCAAGAGTATAGATTAAAAGAGTTAAAAAAACATGGTGTCAAGACAGAGGTCTACCGGGGAGACTAAATACATATTAGAGGAAGATTTTGTAGAAGGACTTCAAGAGTTTGGATCTATAAACTCTTTAAAAATTGCTTATCATATAGACAGAAATGATTTTCCTGTAATAAAAAATAATTTAATCACAACAATTTTGGGAGGATTAGTTATGGATGCCGATCAAAATCCCATTACATTTGCGATTGAGGTGTATAAAGACCGTAAGGGAAAACTTATACTGTCCGATGTTAAACAAATAAGCATGGACGAATATTTAGACTTAATGAATTTAAATCAAATACTAAAACCTAATGAAACACGAAAAAGTAAAGTTTATAAAAGACATGGTTAGCACCTATTGCGGTGTTGATGTTACGTCTAAATGTAGAAAATACCATTACATAGTAGCCCGAACACTGGCATATAAAATTTTAAGAGATGAACTAAAAATGACCTTTAAAGAAATAGGAAGGCATTTTAACAAAAACCACGCGTCAGTTTTATGTGCTTTAAAAAATTATGAAGCCTTGTGTGCGTATGACAAATCTATACAGTCTGACTATCTGGAAATCAAACACTTATGGTTTAACGAGTCTGATTCTTTTGAAGATGTTGATCCATTTTTTATAAAAAAAGAGATAAAATCCTTGCATGAACAAAATAAAATGTTAAATTTGGAACTAATTGATGTTCACAAAAAGTTAAATAAATTAATTAGCGATTGTAAATGCCACCAATCTCTCCAGACGACCGACAATCAATCAGCCACATAACATTTTTGGCAGACAGCATACACGACTTCGGGGATCAAATATACGAACATTTAATGGATCGAGAAAATCAAGAGGCAAAAGAAAAAGCTCAAGAACTTATTGAAAAACTTGCAGACTTAATACAATCTTTGTCGGATGAAATATAGTGGCTTACAAAGATAAAAAAGATCAAGCAGCAGCAAGCAAACGTCACTACGAGGCTAATAAAGAAAAAATAAAAGCTCGGACTCGAGCCAGAAATAAAAGTCAAAAAAAGAAAAATAAAAAATTTGTAGCATGGGTAAAGTCTCGAGGTTGCTGTGTAGACTGCGGAGAAGACAATCCATTGGTGTTAGATTTTGACCATGTAGTGGGAAAAAAAATAATGAATATTTCAGATATGTCTCGAACCTCTTATAGTATAGAGGCAATTATGGAAGAAATAGATAAGTGCGAAATAAGATGTTCTAATTGTCATAGAATTGCTACAGCTAAAAGAAGACGACAAAATGCAAAAAGAAATAGCTAAAGAATTAAATAAGTTTAGCCAAGAGATAGCTAAAAGATTTTCTTACTCTAACAGGGAGGGTAATAAAAGCGGAGAAACATTTGAGGTAGAAGAGGTTATTCCTACATCAGACCACACAGCAGTCATAAGGTTTAAAAAAAATACAGGCAAAATAGGATTAGCATTTTGCTATTATATAAACAAAGGACTATCAAGAGGTTGGAAATATTTTTTTCCTACCGATTCACACATAAACGGATTTCAATCTTTTCTTTATTACAAATTAGAAGTAGAAAGAAATAATTATAAGAAAAACTTTATTGAAACAAAACCTCTTTCAAAGTAACCAGCTTCTGACATTTTTCATATTCTTCTAAACTTACATAAAAATCTATAAGTATATCTATAATTTGAGGATCTATTTCAGCTAAAGGTTCGTAAGGGTTAAATAAAAGGTTGACTCCTCTTTTGTCTTCCATTAATGTTTGTAGTGTAGCTTTTCCTGTTAGCACCTGAAAAGTTTGGTGCATTAATTTCTCTTCGTTTATTTTCATATTATCTGGTTCTTACACGCTGTTTTCTTTCTCTTGTTTTTCTTGGGCCCCTTCCTCTTTCTCTTGTTTTTCTTGACTCTCTTCCTCTTATTTGCTCGGCCTCTTTTTTTTGTTTAGGTGTCAAAGGCATATAGATGTCACTCATACCTCCTCCTCTTTTTTCTATAAAGTAATCACTGTAGTTAAGCATTCTTAGTATCATTTCTTTTTCATCATTAGTATCAGCAGCCTTTTCTAAGTTTTCAACATATTTTACAATGTTACTTACAGGAACCTTTCCGGCTAAAACAACTTCAGCTATTCTATAGTTAAACCTCATCATTGCCTCTTGTTTTTTCTTAGGGTCTTTTGTTTTTTGAGCTCTAAGATACAGCTTGTTTATTTCTCTCATGGCGTCATAAACTGCTATTCCCGCCATCTCATCTGCATAAGGCTTTTCTTGTACGGCATCCGCAAGACCATCTATTAAATCTCCAGCTATAAATAAAGCATTAAAATTCCCTAATATAATTGACCTTAACATATCCTCCTGATCCTCATCGTCCGGCTCTCTTAATAAACCAGGTAATCCCAGAGCAACGTATTGAAATAAGGCTGGCATAATCATGTGATACATAGTAAATGTTCTAAAACCCTTTAAGAACTGTCCGCCCTTGAGATTTTTTGCTCCTCTATACATATTTCTTAAACCACTAAACTCTTTTCTTAAATATTGTTTTGGTGTAGTAAGAAACATATTTAAAGAACGGGTAATAGCTTCAGAGCTTTGATAGTAATCTTTATCTTGAAGATCCATAGACTGCTGAGTATTTTTAGTGTCGTTTTCAAACTTTTTAATAGCGTAGTCTATGGCTTGTTGTTCAGTAGCGTTAGGATTATTCTTTTTAAACTCCGCTTTGTAGTAAGAATAATTAGGCATACCTCCGAGCATAATAGCCCCAATATCCCCCGCCCTAACAAAGAACATCATAGCGTTAGCCCACCAACTTTTTATCTCTAAAGAAGGCATAAATTTTATAAACTGTTCGTTGTTATAAGACTCAATAGTTCTTCTAAAATCAGCACTCATACGATCTTGCATATAAACCGAGTTCTTCATTATTTCTTTCCACACTCCTAAAAACTGAGCCTTATTTTTAAACGCATATTTTAAATAATTTAAAGGACCTATATCGTTCGCATAAGTAGGTATAGAGGTTAACTGCTTTATCATGATGGTAGGATTTAATCCGAGTCTTGTTGTGATAAATAAGTTGGTGAAAAAGTTTACAACACCATTTCCTTTTGAAGAGTTAACCCCTCTTGCCGCTATATTTTTTATATGGTGCTCGATTAATCTTAAAGTAGAAGCACCATGAGTATCTATAATAGCTTTTCTCATTAAAGGGTTGTTAAACAATTTGTTTATATCTCTAATTTCCGAACCAAACGCAGCAAACCATTCCATATCTGTTAGGTAAGTCATTAGGCCGTTCATCATGTCTGTTGGCTGGATAGGCTTGTCATTCTTAACTCTTACTTTAGTTGAAGCCGCTCCTACCTGCTGGTTCAGAACCGCTTTATCTCCCAACAAATCTAACGGCTCTGGAACAACTCCTAATCTATATATTCTACCCCCATAATATTTATTCCAAGGTAGATTAGTTCTATATATGTTTTGATATGTTTTATTGTAATGGTCATATAAAGAAGGGAAGTATTCGTTCATTTGCCACATAGCAAAATCTAAAACTTTCGACCCTCCAATATAGTTTCCTTTTTCATCAACCTTTCCGCCTACTTTTTTAATTAATTCTTGCATAATTCTTTTATGGTCTGGACCAAAATATTCATTTATTTCCATATCAGGATTTGCAAAAGAAGGTAAGTTTGCGGGATCTTGATACTGCATCCACAGATACGCTATTTCGTTGTTGCTTAAATTTAAAGCTTCTTCTTTTTTAATATTATCTAATTCCTTTTTATTTTTTTTAGTTGGGTTCTCGTCATACTTTTTTTGAGCCTCTTGAACTCTTTTTAAGTCTTGATAAACCCCCGTGTTGTTTTGAACTGAATTTTTAGACATTTGTTTCTTCCATCCTTTACCATAAATTTCTTTAACTTTGTCTAAAATCACCTTTCTATTATCCATCATTCGTTTTTTGAAAACAATAGTAGAAGCGTTTAGCTTATCATATACTAATCTTTTTGCAGCACCTCCAAATATTTCTCCAGGAGCCGCGGCTATTATTTCCATAAGACCCATGAGAGATTCGCTTGACTTAAAGAAAGATCCTAACCTGGACTTTAAATTGCTTAAATATTTTATTAATTTATGCCTGTTCTTTTTGGCGTTAGCTCTTTTAGCTAAAGAACGGGCTGCGCTTTTCATGTCTTTTATTCCTTGCTCAGAGTCTAAATCAACCTCTTCTCCTGTTACAGACTTATAAACTTCTTTAAATTCTTGCTTGTATTTTTCATGAGCAGCCTGCATTTGTTCTTTTAAAGTTTGTCTCCCTTCTCCTAATATACCAGCCAAAATATCTTCAGCTCTTTGGAGGGATTCAACTTTATTTACATCTACATTCTCCATTAATTTAGAGTTGTTTAAGCTCATTGCAGCAAGCAGATCCATCATACGAGACTCCTCTTGAGGGGTAAGGTCTACTTTTTGACTTAAATCATTATACTCTTTATTTAATTTAGCGTTTCGCTCAATAACATCAGCAGCTGTAGCTTCTGGACCAACAACTAAATTATCTCTTATATTTTCTAATCTTAAACGTGTTTTAGTATCAATTCTTTTTCCTTTTTTTCTTCCGCCTTGAACAGTTTCATAAACACCGTTTAATATACTGTCGATAGTAGATTCTAAAAATTTAACCTGCCTTGTTGTTGCAAAGTCAGTTACTTCATTTATAAGTTTATCAATATTGGCCTCAGTAGCGTCAGTAATTTTTCTAACCATCTTCATTACATCAGACTTGCTGTATACGTCTTTAGGAAGAACTTCTCTCATATAATTACGAAGCTTTCTTTTTATTTGCTGTAAACCTCTTGCTCCTTTTTTTCTTTGACGTAAAGACTCTTTTAGTTTTCTAATTTTAGAACCCACATCTTTAGTCGGTTTTAATCCTAAAGCTTTTTGTGTTTCTACATACATAGCATCTCTTTGAGATTCTGTTGCTTCTTTATATATATCTTGGTTTTCTAAAAACTCTAAAGTTTGAGTTAAAACCTCTTGAGCACTCAATCCTTTTTCCACTAATTTATTAGCGTAATTACTTATTGTTCTAAATAGTTTTATACCTGAGTTTAAACCTATTTCCCCATAACTTGGAGGAAGTTCATATAGGTTGTCCAGCTCTATATTTAGAGCCGCATCTGCTTGTTTTGCGGAAAGACCATAATCTTTTATTAAAACTTCTCGTATAGCTCCACGACTAAAATTGTTTTCTCGAGCAGTGTTAATAACATCTAATACATTTTTGTTGTCTTTATCAAACATGGCTTGAGAACGAGTTCGATCTTGAGGAAGACTCCATTTTCTGCCATTGGGTTTGGTTATATAGTAACCCGTCAACCCTCTGTCACCGTAGGACCTGTAAGCTTCTTTTAATCCATAACCATAAGCCTGTAGTCTTTTTCTTAACGCTTGAGGATTAAACAGATTTGCTCTAAAAAATCCGTTTTGTTGTATGCCGTTTTGAACAGCCAGCTGTGTTATTTTTTGTTGAGTATTTTCTCCTGGACTAAATTTCTGTTCTCTACTAACTCCTAAATCTCTTGCTCGTTGTGCATTTTTCTGAGTATATTTCCCTGGAGTAGAAGCCCTGTCTGTAAGATAATCTATTATGTCTTGAATAGTTATTTCTGTTCCAAAAATATCACTCAGACTGTCAGCCAGGGTGTCAATATCTTGTCTTCCACTTTTTCTTAACAGCCTATTTAGCCCTATGCCAAAGTCTTTTCTATAGTTAGGATCGCCATATCTGTCGTAATCTTTCGTGTGCACCTTGTCAACATTTTCAAATAAAAATAACTCCATTTCATTTGGAAGTTCGGATAATTCGTTTTCTAAATCTCTTTGTTCTTGAAACGCAGCATCTCTTTCCGCCTCTTCTTGCAGTTGTTGTTCTATTTTTTCATCAATAAATAACTGGTCTATAGCGTCTAAAGTTTCTTGAGTTTCTTTAGACACCTTTTTCTTTTTAGGAGTAGTAGTTTCCTGTTGAGACTCTACTCTTTGTTTTTGATCAGGAGTTAATCCAGCTTTCATCTTAGGATTCATTACAGAGTCAGACCCCCTAACTTCTCCGACTTCTACCTTAGATCCATCTTGTATAAAAGGATCAAACGCTTCTATTAAATTATCACTACTAACCCCACTCATTCCTATTTTAGCAGGTACAAATATAGCGTCATTTGGACCTTTTTTAGTCCAGTTAATTGTTCCATCTAAACGAGTGGTAGCCCTATATATTATAACATCACCATCTGCTGTGGTAACTTTAAAATCTTCTGTTTTAACAGGAACCTGATTATCCTTAAACCTTTGTTTTGTTTTCGCCTCTTGCACAAAAGCAATATCTGATTCTTCAATTGCTTGGCCTTCTTTTATTTTACCAGCTAATACATTTAATAATTCTAAAGTGTTTTTAGGAACTTGAGATTTACTTAAACCAAGTAAAGAAGCTAATCGAGTTAAAAATCTTTGAACTAAATTTTGAGAAGGCTTGTTCATTGACTGGTAGTTTTCAGCCAAAATTCCCATCAACTCAGCAACAAACTCTTCGTTTTTAAACTTAGATTTGTCTCCAGTGTACTTATTTGTAAAATCATTTAAGTCTTGTAGTATCTCCGGATCTTTTATTGTTTTTTTCAAAGCCTGGACCATTCTACCTGTAAGCTTAATTATTTCAGGATCGGTTAAGTTATTCATTAACACTGCGTGAAAAATCTCGTGAGCTATAGTACGAGAGTTTGCATGCGGCATATTAATATGAATAGTATTAGTATTTGGATCAAACAACCCCCTTGTTCCGCCACCTTCTTGTGAACCTTTAGAGTTCTGGTTGGTAGCGGCATTATAAGAAGCCTCTGTTTTGTGTAAAATTATTTTAGTGTTAGGAAGAATAGTTTTAACAGCTTTTAAAGCTTTTTTGGCTATATTCCTTATTTTGTTTTCTTGTTTTACTTGAGTGTTGTTATCTTTATAAATCGGGTCTACACTTTCTGAAAGCTCGTTGACCTCAAAAAGATTTGACTCATTAGGAGCGGTCTCTTCAACTACCACCCTTTCTCCTTTTAACTTTACTCTTTCTCCTGTACTGGTATTTTGAAGCTCAACATCTCTTTGAGACTCATCCGTTACCTCAACAACATCTAAAGGTTTACGGCCTGGCTGAACTTTAGAATCAGCCTGTTTTTTTTGTTTAATTTTATTTTGAGCCTCAACTATTTGATCAGGAGTAACCTCTCTTATGGCATCAGGGTCACTTGAATCAACACCCAGTTCTTCAAAAACCTCATCCATTGTTACCTCTGTGTCTGGAGGGGTTTGAGTTTCTTCTTCAGGCTGAGTTTCTTTAGGTGACAATGTTTTGCCTTTTACATCTACATCAGGATCTACAGGCGGTGGGGTAGAAGCCAAACCTAAAGCTTCTCTTAAATCCTCAACCTCTGTTGAGGGATCGTCAGAATCTGTTGGAGCATCATCTGTTTGTTCGCCTACTTCCTCCTGCGTCTCTTCGGTAATATCGGTTTCGCTTTCACTCTCAGGGGTAGTTGTCCCTTCGGTGTCTCCTTCTCCCACCTCTGGGCTATCCGGGGTAGATTCTTGTGCATCCACTCCCTCTGTTTTTGACTCTTGAACGGCATCTTTTTGTTTTTTTGTTAAGTTATCTATTTTTTCTTGTTTTAATTTAGCCTTCCTTTCATTAATAGCTTCTTGGCTAATAAGCTGTTGTCCTGCATTAGGTAGTCCTCTGCTTTCTAACTGCGCATTTAGTTCGTTTTCTTGCTCTAAAGACGCTCTTGCTTCGGCATCAGTTACTTCTAAATCTTGTTCTGTTGTTATGTTTTCTGTGAGCTGTTCTAAACGAGCTTCTATTTCTGCTTTTCTTTGTTTTTGTCTTCGTTTACCAATAAAATTATTAGAAGGGTTTTCTTCTATACCATCAAGCTCTATTTGCAAATCTACTATCTCGTCCCCTGTTTTTTTATCCACCTGGCCCAACGTTAGTTTTAAATCTTTCACTACGTTGTTTTTCTTTTTTAATTCTTTTTTTCTTTTTTCAGCAGCAGCTTTTAACTCGGGATCATTCTTAATCTCAAACTTCATTCCTGCAAAATCTTTGTCAGATGCTTTTGTTATAAACTCAACCATCTCTTCTCCAGTCCTTACTTCTCCGTTTATTTTATATGTCCCTGAAAATGGGTTTTTAGCTAAACCATAAGCCATTGTTACAGGAGTAGATGAAAGTCCCGCTATCCCTTCAAACCCAATTTCTGCCGCATCCATTTCTTGACCTGTAGCAAGTCGAGCCGCGGCCTCTCCTGTTGATCCTCCCACAGCCTCGATACCGGCTGCCGCTCCTGTCTGTTTAAGCTTTGTCGCTCTTCTTCCGGCTTTGGTTGCTTGTTTTCCTGTTGCTAAAGCTGACTTTCCTATTCCTTTAACCGCTGAACCCCCCAGTCCCGCTGTATACCTATCAATAACACCTATCACCAAACCTCTACCAGCCGCTTTTGATCTAATATTAAACATAGCGTCTGCATCATTTAAAACGGCCTTTACTCCCTCCCTGTCAAACTGAAGTCCTTTTTTAGATATTTCTTCTTGTAAAAACTCTGCAAAAGCTAATCCTGTTTCCAGTGTAGCCCCAGCGGCTCCAACAGCAAAAGGAAGACTACTAATAAAACCCCCTATAGCACCAGGGATAGCTCCAATACCACCAAATCCCGCTCCACCCACAGCTCCAACAGCAGTACCTGTGCCTATAACTCCTGCGGCCGCAGTAAATGAAGCTGGGTTAAACATAGCCGAAACCGAACTAACTAATAACTGAGGGGCTATTGTTGGGTTTTCAGCAACACCTTTAAGCCAACCAAAAAAACCACCCCCATTAGATTCATACACCCTGTTAAAGTCCCTCATTTCATCAGAAGGAGGCATGCTGTTTAATCTATTAACATCATCAATAAATTCAGCAATGTCTTGATCACTCATTGTTTTTCCTTCTAAAAAAGCCTCAAGACCTTCTCCTACAACTCCAGCCTGCGATTGTCCAGTTTCTCCTGCTCTCCATAAGTCTCCAAAAAAATCGGTAAACTCATTTTTACCAAAAGTTCTTTCTATAAGAGTGGGGTTTTCTTGAGTTACTTGTAATGAACTTCTATCAACAGGCTGCCCGCTTTGTTCTTGAGGTTGTTGTAGTTGTTGTTGCTGTTTTTTAGTTTGATCATCAACAAAAGCAATCTCTTGACCCTTTTGATATATATCTATAGCCTCTTGTTGAGGAGCTAAAGCTTTTTGAGTAGAAGGATCTGGTGTAAACTCAGGTGCTCCAGGAACTTGTTGTCCTCTATTTCTTCTTCCCGCTTCGAATTGGTAAGGCTGAGAAGCATCCGATGAGCCATCGTCTTGAGGCTGTTGTGATGTGGACTCCATACCTTCCATTTGACCAGTACCAACGGAAGGTTCTTTTTTTTTTAACTCTTCTATCTCAGCAAAGTATTTAACATTAAAGTCGTCTCGAGTACCATCATAAAGGTCTTCCCTGGTGACAACTTCATATACTTTTTCTTGATACTTATTGTCTTTCGCGGCCTCAACAAATTCTTCAAAACTTTTGTCTGTTAAATCTTCCTGTACTAATACCTTGTATAGCTTTTGCGCTTGTTCCATCTTTTATAAAGGTTTGCTTTTTTTATTTTTATTGTACTTTGTTCTTTCTTTATTCATAGATTGTTTTAAGAAATCATAAGCTTGTCTTATACTCTTATTGTTGGTGTCTTTAAATTGATACATCGCTTCCTTTCCATCTGGACCGGTAAAGAAAAATTTTATATTCCCACCAAACTCTTCACCACCGTCAGCATCCGTAGCCACTACTCTAAATTTAACATTGTCTGCCATTATAGGAGGCATTAATTGTTCTATCACTTTACTAAAGCTACTTTGTATATCTTCCTTATTTGCGTTTACTCCGTCATCAAAGTTTTCATCTAAAATGTTTTCTAAGTAATCAACTGGATTCACATTTGCTCCTCCTATTTGTACTGGAGAAGTGTAGTCGATTTCGTCAATTGTTTTAAATTTAATACTACCAGAAGCCTTATCTGTTCCTGTACTTAAATCATCATAACTTCCTTTCCAAGCATCTTTACCAATATTAATATTATCTCCGTAAGGGTTTGATATGTCATATATTTCATCAACTATTTGCTCAGGAGTTTTTACGTTTCCACTTGGATCTAAAGAGCTTACTGTTTGAACACCATCTTCAAAAGGTATAGTAAATATTACTTCTCCGTCATCTCCTATTGTTCTTGTAATAGGACTTGTTATTTCTGGTTTATCACCTCTATTGTTATTATATATATTAGTTAACTGTGTAGCTGCTTTTGTTGCTAAAGGACCATCTCCAGTTACAAGGTCTACATTGTTTTGATATAAGCTTGTCCTATCTCTCTCTCTATCGTCTCTTCCAATTTCCGTAGCTGTTTTAGGTCGACTCTGAACAGGCTGAGTTCCTTTGGTAAATCCTGCTTTTTTACTAATTTGTGCCGCAAATCTGTTTCTTACATATTGCTCCATTTCAGCCTCCTGCTCTTCGTTAAACTGAGGAACTAATCTTCCCGAACCATCTTTAGCAGGAATCATTAATATTTTAGAAGGATCCTCAGCGGCTACGGCAGGGTCTTGAGTAAAACTTTCAGTAGTATAACCCATGTCCTGAAGAACACTAATTTTTTGCTGATCATTATTTATTACCGTTCCTATTAAGTCGTTCATTAATTCTTCAGAACCCTCTAACTGGAACCAATCTTCATAAGTAGTTACGGACTGTCTTGTTCCCGGATCAACTGTTACAATCTCCCCTAACTTCTCTACTTCACTTGAAACCGCTTCACTTGTGCTTTGATAATTACTTTTACTATTCAACCTTACATTTATAGTATTCATACTTAAATGATTAGCAGGGTCAGCTAAATATTCATCTGTCATTGGTATTGGTTCTCCTGTTTCGGGGTCAAATTGTTTTTTAACAAAAGAAAGTGTACCCGTAGTTGGGTTTACATAATAATCCATATTAGCTAAGTTTCCAAAACCAGCTATTCCTTCCATTTCGTATTGCTCTGCAATATTAGACTCATTATTTTGTACTCTAAGTTGTGCATTTTGGAAATCTTTATCAAACTTAGCAAACGCATTTTTTACATTTTTAAAATTATCTTGAACATTTTGAGTGTTTTGTAAAAACTCAGAAGGACTAATTAACCCTCTACGCATTAGATCATTTTGAGACTGAATATAATTTCCAGCCTCACCACCCATTCCTATAATTTTACTGTTTAAAGACTGGTTGTCATATTGCTCCAAATCCTGGAGCTGATTCATTGTTTCTCTGGTCTTCTTTTCTATTTCCGCCTTTCGGCTTTCTCTATCATCTCTTATTTTGTTTATAGTATCAGTAAGACCAGTTGTAACCGCATTCCAATCAACTTGGGTTTTGGTCATGTCACGTTCTTTCCTATAAACGTACTTGTCAGTATCTACAATACCAGCTGTTCCTTTTATGTTTAAATCTCTTGCCATGTTTTATTATTAATCAAATATAGAATAATCAAAATCACTATAATTACTTCTACTTCCTTGTCTAAAATTTTTTCCTGTTATTTCTTTTGATGAAACTATATCCATTAATTCTGCGTCTGATTTACCTGGATATTTCGCTTTTAGCCCCTCCATAAACTCTGGGCTATCCATCATTTTTTGTGCTCTTTTATCATTCATAGATTTTCCATATAAAGGAGCAAGATCTCCTATTCCCGAAGCCACTTTACCAATACCTTGAAAACCAGATTGTATAGCTTGCACTCTTGCTTGTTCTGCCTCTCTTGCTCTTTGGTCTTGCATTTTAGCCTCACCTACATCAAATCCAATTTGTTGTTGTTTTATAGCTTCTCTTGAATCGGCTTTCATTTTGTCTAAATTAAACATTTCGTCCGCCATAGCCATACGAGTTTTTTCGGTTTCAGCTGCTTGTTGAGCTCCAATCCTTCCAGCTCCAGCTGCTAATGCTCTTGCGTCCCCCTCTTGCAGTGCTTCAACAGCTTGTCTATCCGCTGCTAAATTAGCTTCGTTTTGAGCTTCAAACGCATCTAAAGGAACATCTAAACCTGCATATTCATCTACTTCTGCTCTTCTTCGAGCTTCAGCCATAGCTTTTTCTGCTGCTTGTTCTGCTTTTTTTGCTGCTTGTTTTTGTTTTGAAGCGTTCATAAATCCTTGCACTGCCTGAGCCCCTCCGGCCGCTATACCTACTACCGCTGCTGTTGTTACTGCCATAATTATAATTTTTTTATCATTTCCGTTGTATAAGAACTTCCTTCCTTAAAACCACATTTTACATAAGTGTTTATTAAAGGCTTGTTTTTAATCAACGCATACACAAATTTATTTCCCAGCTCACCTGCTAAATTCGCTATAGTACTGATTAACAATTCAATAGCCTCTTTTCTTCCTTGTCTGTTTTTATAATTAAGGTTTGATATAATCCAATCGCACCACACGGCCTTAGAGTTTGTTAAATACATAAAGCCCGCACAAACAGGAACTCCATCGTCATAAACTATAAAACCACCCATACCATTGTCTGGTAAAAAATCTTTTGAAGGAGGAGTCCAACGCCAATCTTTCCACCATTGACATAATATATTTTCGTAATCTCCTTCGTTGAGTGGTTCTATATTCAATTTCATTACTGCAAAGATAATAAAATCTATGGAAAGCTTTTCATTATACTTCCTCCTACAGCGAAGAGCTCAACCGCTCTTGTGTTTGTGTTTTCTAATGTAAACTGCATAAAGTATCCACGAGCTCCGTGAGACTCAGCAACAACGTCTTTAAAATAAAATACAAAACTATTTGGAGGTGCATTTGTACCTATTACAGGAGGGTTAGTCCCTGGCTCAGGTATTGTGCTGTCAACAGTTACTATAAGGTTTAACCTATCTACCGCTGTCACCTGCCCTGCATATATAGGGGTTCCTCCTACTGAATAATACATGTAATCTCCAATACTTAGTATGCTGCTAATTTCAACATTAAAAGTATATTCTACAGCCGCAGGCGGTCCTATCACTGTAATAACAGTACCTATTCCGTTTACATTTCTGTCTCTATAATCTCTTGTTCCTTCGTTTTCTCTAATAAAAGTAAACCATTCTCCTTCCTTTTGTTCAAAAAATGTAGACAACATTGATCCATCACCAAGGTCTGTAAATAAGTTGGTACACGCCCATCTATCATCACTCTCGTAAGACATTGTTTTAAAAAGCTTAATGGTTTTAGGCTCTATATTTAACACTCCTGTAATGGTAGAGTTATACTGAACTCCGTAATAATTGTTTCTTAAATTATTTGTGTTATGTCTATATAGATTTCCTCCAGACCATGTGTAGAAAAAACCATTCATACCAATCATGTAGTCGGCACAAAAAGAATAAAAGGACGGCCACCCTTGGACGTCTTCTGCGTATGATAATGTTTTACAATTTGAATATACAGGCATAATTATTTATTTTAAGGACATGGTATTATTGATCTAACTATCCCAGGAACATAAGATCCACTGGTTTGACTAACTCCCGCCACTCCATTATAAGAACCACCATAACCTTCAGGCGGCAACATTTTAATTGCGTTACCCGCTGTTGGTGGCTGTGTTGCGGGTGAATTAATTGGCTGACACCGTGGATTTTGTGATGGAAAATCCCCAGTATCTATAGTATCTCTATACTCTCTAACGCCAACTGATACATGCCAGTTTCTTACACCAAGACCGTCTTGAGCATCAAAACGACACTTATACTCTCCAACTGGGGCGGGTGTTTGTCCAAACTCATCCATAAAAACCCAATCATGTAAACCTAAAACTCCATTTGGTTGACCGGAGGCACCACCAGCAGGAAATTCACTACCAGCTTGAAAGTAATTAGAACAAGAGTTGGAGTTTCCAAAAGCGTCTACAGGAACGTGAAATAAAGTTGTAGTTATATCTTTAGTGCACACTGTACCTGTTGCGGTCCCTTGAGGTTCTGCTGTAGAAGAGTCTATTCCTGTTAAAGATCTTGGGCATTCTACCGTTATTCCCCACCAGGTGTTTGCACAAGGAGCTACAACTTCAATAGATAAAATAGTGCTTGTTACGCCAGGTGGAGAAGGAACAACCATAGTAGCCCCTCTATATTCCATTCCTGAAGCTGGCCAGTTGTTTGAGGGTAAATTAGGTGCGGCCGGACTGGCCCCATCAAAACCTACAGGGATACCTATTCCTGTTGTATTACCACATTGATTTCCCGCAAACCCGTTAATAAGGAATCCTTGATTGGTAAAATTCCAGTCTAATAAAGTGCTGCCTGGTTCAGGGTCGGGAGCAAAATTACTAACTCCAGTTATACCAGGTGTTGTTATATTTCCAACAGGATCCCAACCAGTTGTTCCGCTATTATAAGCAAATCCAGCAATAGTAAGGGGAGCTGCGTTTTGAATACCTGTATCTGCACAAGCATTACACTGAGTACCCCCTTTAGGCGGCCCATCTCCTGTTCCTATTAATCCTGTTTGATACCCTCCAAGTAAAGAACTATATTCTGAAGCGGTAACCCCATTGTAAGACCAGGTGCATTTATCAGGTATAGGAACACAAGTAACATTACTGACTCCTGGGCTAAACGTAATAATAGCTGCCCCTGGAGTAGTTCCTAATTCAAAATCCACTGTATAAACACCTGTATCACCTTGTGCTACAAACCCTCCTGTTCCACAAGGAACTGCGCAAGAAGGGCAGTTTTGAGGTGGTCCTAAAACTCCTCCTGTTTTTACTCTAACTATTCCTCCTAAAGAATAAAATCCATCAGGAGCTTGAGTGGTTAAATTAGAATCTGTGTATACATTTCCTGCTGAGGCAAATGTTAATCCGTCATAAAAAAAAGGTTGTAGTGGCATAATATTTAATTTTAAATTTTTAACATGTTCCTGAGTCAATAACAAATCCCTGAGCATCTAACTCTATCCAGTTTTTAGGGTTAGTAGCAGCTGGTTGAGCAGCGTCTACTATATAAAATCCTGCATCTACTGTAGACTGAGGATCGCAACTTAAATTTGCAAAACATTGGTCTCCTAATACAGGAATCGCATTTGATCCATTAAATGAATACTTATTATTTCCAAATGTATTTGTATCTACTTGACAAGCAGCTGATTGAGTTCCTTGTCCTGGACTAAAGAAAATTTGCTGGCAATTTCCTTCACACTCACAACACACAGCCTCAATAGTACTTGAAGGTGGCTCATAACACAATTCATTTTCTATAATATCTCTAAAGTCCCAAACCAAATATAAGTACTGATTACCTATAGGCATATTGAAGTTTAAATTTGTAGCTTGAAAATCTTGAATACCAGGTTGGTTTAAAATAGGCGTAACATCAGTAGCTGTTGTTAGTAATAGTGCTATATCTACTGGGGTGTTTTGAAATTCAGTATTGCTTGAAAGCATTTTAAACCTATGTAGATTTGGGTCAAAATCGAAAGTGTCTCCCGCTAATTTATTTGTACCTAAAGTTATATTTGTTCCGTCATAAGGGAACATTCCTACCGACCTAACTCCTATAGCTTGAGAATAATGAGAAGTTGGAACATTTACATTTAAATTTATAGGGTCAGTTTGTGTTGGGCTAAAAGTGTTTCCATCGTTCCATTTATAAAATATATGTATAGACTCTTGATCATAATTAGGGGTATTAACAACCACCTTGATAACAGTTAAAGGTATTTGAGGTGGACACTCTACTGTTACATTATAAGAAGCTGACGAACTAACCGGAGTTATAGTTACACTTGCTGTGTCAGGAGTTGCAGATGTTTTGTTAAAACTAAAACTACCACTGGTAGAAACATTTCCGGAAGTATAAGTTATGCCATTCCAAACTATACTAATATTGATTGTTCCTGAAGATATGGTGTAAGGCACATCTACCTGTCCTATTACTGGTCCTAAATTAACGTCATATATTAAATCTTGAGTGGTATTAACTTGTGTAAGTAATTGACCACAAGGAACTTCTGGTACAGGTACCGGAACAGCCCTATCGTTACTACTCAATACATATTCATTCATATATGGATCGTACCCCCCTAATTTTTGAGTTGTAAGAGCCGCATTAAATTCATCTCTAAAATATGAACGCATACCAAAAGATGATATTGCTTTTAGTTGATCGCTATTAGCTGAAGCTCCTTGTAAAGATAAAACAACTCCTCTTTTAGTGTCTGTAAAAAACATTTGAGCTCCCCAAGAAACAAAACTTTCAGGATTGAAACTAATACCATATTCTTCTATTCGAGCTATCTGAGTTCCTAAAACTTCTGGAACAGAAACAATAGCACCTCCTCCAGTAGAATCAGAAACTACGTTTTTACTGGCCAACACATAAGATATTCTATCTTCTTGTAAACACAATATATCTGTTTCACGAGAGTGTAAAATCATAATTGGTCCAAAGCGAGTTTCTAAGTCTTTAAAGTTAGCTAAACCTAAATTAAACTCATTTAAATTGTTTGAATTAGCCGAATCACTAAATACTCCGCTGTATGTCATTCCCGCAAACCTATCCGCTTCTTTAAAATCTTGATTTGACACGGCTACTTTTCTTTGTCCTAATTCAAAAGATTTTCCATCAATACGGTCTTGTATTCTAAAACTTTCTACACCATTACCAAAAACATAACAATTAGCAAAATCAATAGTTGTTATCATTGGAGTAGTTCCTAAAACTTGATCAGAACAAGGTATAGGGTCTCCATTAGCATCTTCACAACCAGTTACTATACCTGAACTGTTAGTGGAGCTATTGTATTTAGTCGCTGCTGAGTGAACTTTAAAGCCTGAAGGGTCGGTTTCTATATCTAACAACTGAGAAGCGTCAAAAAATAAATTTGGATCAGTTTCTGAAGGTTCTGTTTCAAAAACAAACAAACCATCTGAAAAAGATATTTGTACCCTAAGATTACTTTTAGCCGGTCTTTTTTTCGCAAAACCACAACGAGGCATACCAGAGTTCATCATTACAAACTGTTCTCCCGCTCCATTTTCATAAACCCAAACTTTAGTTGAAAAACAACTAATACCAGGTGCTCCTCCAGAAGTAGATGTATTTGTAAAAACTAATGTAGGGTCAAATGAAATAGAAGTAGCGTCTGCTATTTCTGCATTTGCAGTAGTCATAGCGTTTTGTAATTGCTCACCTACAAGCATAGCGTGAATATTAGCATAGTCTTGAGTGGCAATTATTGATTTTGTAAACTTCATTCTTTTCCCCTGACAACGGCTGTTTTTGTGATCTCTTCTGTTATCTATAGATATTTTAACCACAGAACCGGCAGGTATAGTAGCCGCCACACCCCCATCATTTACACCACAAGAAAGGGTTACGTTATTATGACCCCCACTACAACCTTTATCGTCATTAGTTCCGCTTTTTTTACAATTTATATCTTCTCTAACATTTGGGTTTATAGCTGTCCAGTTAGATGGTTTTAACCTCATGTATAACCCTGGCTGAGAAACAGCTGTAATTTGCTGTGTATACATAGCTTTTTTATCCAACACTTCACATAAAGCTGTTACCCCTGTAGACCCCTGAGCGTCCATTTTTACACGAAGCTTCTGTCCTATTTGAGCTACATTTTGTGAATCCCCTTCTAATCTAAACCAAAAACTGGCTAAGTCTGCTTGAGTTATATTTTCAGGCCCTCCAGCAGCATTACCAGTTCCGTCTTGCTGATAGTTTAAGTTAGAAAAAATAGTATTATAAGCTCCTTCAGTTGGTTTTACAACAAACTTATATTTTTCTGCCCACCAAGGAGCAGGAACATCTGAAGGAATAGTTACCTGTATTTGATTTTTATTTTGCATAAACTGAGACCCAAAGTACACGGTATTAAATTCAGAAGTTAAAACGGTAGAAGATCTTCCAAACTTATCCATATAAACAATACCTACCTCATAATCTCTATTACTATGAAGACTGCTGTTTTCTGAAATCTCAGAAACAGCTACTGCTGATGTAGCAGGGTTAAATGCAAAATAATTAAACTGATTACTAAAATTACCAGCCACTCCAGGATTAGCAGGGTCGTTGTCAAAATAAAACTGAGCTCCTGGTAGTTGTAGTCTAAATGAATTACCTAAAGCTGTAAAACCAATTGGTTCTTGAACACATATAGACCCTACTGGAGGAAAGGTGGTTAAAGGTATGGCTGGGCAAGATCCGTTTATAGAAGTGTTTAATAACTGCAAAGTATTTCCGTTAGCTGATTGTAATGCAAAATAAATAGCATTATTAAAGTAATCTGTTAGCGTTGTTCCGTTTTGTATAACAGGCGGATTTGTGGGTGGTAATAAAACAGCCATGTTAGCCGAAGTTCCTACAGCCGCTTGAAACTCCGAAGAGTTTATTAAATCAACCGGAGTAGGATATGAAACCGGAGTTGTAAAAATCCAAGTAAGATTAAAATCAGGAATCAATGTGGTAACCACATCAGGGCCCCCGTTATCGGTTTGACTTACGTTTTGAACATTAAATTGAAAAGAAAGTGAAAGCCCTGGCGGGATAGGAGAAGGTAAGCTGGACAAGTCTATAGTCATTTGATTGTCAACAATAGTAGTTGCCCCACCTCCTATATCAATAACCCCAGAGCTGGAGCTTATAGTTGACGCAGGATCCAGCTCTTGATTTCCTAATTCATTAGAAATGGCTGTTAAAGTATATTGAGTAGGAATAACCTGTCCTCCAGGCAGAAGGTTTCCTGATCCGTCAATAAGACCTCTTTCTATATTGTATTGGTCTACATAATTTCCATACATTAAACGATTACCTTGTATAGTTTGAGCTTTTGCAAAACGAGGAACATTATCGTAAAGTCTTAATAATTCATCACTACCAATAACTGTTAAAACTTTTTTGTTAGAAAATTGTCGGGTTATAAATGTATCGTTAGAAATCCCCTGGTCTGCTTTGTTTATTCTTTCTACTAAAAATATATTATTACTCGTGGTTTCTTTTACTAACAACTGAATTTCTTTTACCCTTCTGTCTCCTGTTGAAAAAGTTACATTAACCCTATTACGACTATTAATCATTCCATCATTTAGAAAATTTTCTAAACTAAAATTGAACTCTCGAGGAAGAAAAGCTGGTTTAGTAAATAAAGACGTTGCACTATATCCTTCATTAAAATATCTATACCTATATGCAAAACATAAAAATCTATTTTCCATATAGTCTTCATCTGATTGATTGTCTGGAGGAAAGTCTAAGTGAGGGGCTCCTAACGGAATTGTGGTAGCGGTTGGGTCTTCAAAACCTGGTATCTGAACAATTACATTTAAATCTTCTTCTTCCAAAGGGTCTAAAGTACCTGGAGCGTCACTTGGATAAGCTACTCCGCCTTGGCCCGTTACATCTATATATCGAGGGGGATTTAAATCGTCAGTAAAATAAAGAAAGTTTCCAATTTTATCTACTCCTGTTATTAAAAATTTAGGATCAAAATTTAAAACAGTTTCACTTTGAACGTGATACGTCAAAGTATTTGTATTTGTTTCAAAAGATACAATTAAATCTACCTTTCCTGAAGATGATGCTGGGTTAGACTCGTCATGAACAAACCAATAAATAGTTTCTCTCATTCCATCTTCGTAAGCCCCTATACATCGAGCGCTTCCTGACAAAGGTAAATTGTTATACATTAAAGTTGTAAGACGAGTGTTTCCTCTTGAATTTTCTACCGCCCCAATCTCAGTGGTCTCAGTAGAACCAAGCCTTACATTTAAAGCGTCTACATATTCGCCTGGAGGAACAAGACGTTCGTCCACGCTTTTATTCATTTTACCCGCAATAAAATTGGTTTGTATTAACATATTACTTTATCCATTTAGCCTGACCTCTTAGATTCATTAACAGTCTACCAGGGTGCATATTACTAATTCTTAACTTTGCATTTCTTAGTAAAGAGGATCGGTCTTTACGAGCTCTGTTTACCAAGTATTCTGGAGCAGATATTCTGTTGTTTAAAAAAGAAAATTTAATAGCAGCGTAGATAAATTCTTCAAATAGTTTGTTAACACTTACACTGGAGTCGTCTCCGTTTTCCATACCATCTGAAACATATTCTAACACTATTGATTCTCCTGCTAATCCTGAGCTAAAATTAATAGCCCCTCCTCTTTTGTCAATACTAAATGTAGGATTTGAATTTGCTGTTTCTGTATTTAAACCAAATCTACTTCCTATGTTGTAATCAAAATACCATTCACCGTCTATATTAAACCCCATCTGTCCGTTATATGGACTGTTTTGGTTTAAGTAAATGCTTTTTTTAACACCATCAATCCTGTCTATATCTAATTTAGATTTATTCGGCTTTAAAACATTTCCATGAATATCAAATAATATTTTATAGTCATTGTCCTGTAAATATGCTCCACTCCAATTTGTTTGAATGTTTTCTGTAAGGGGTTTTAAACAGCCATCTTTATAACAAGATATTCTTACCCAGTTTACATAGTCTTGAGGAAGTATAAATCTTAACTGATCGTCTACCTGTAATTGTAATATTTTTATTTCCTTCATCGCGTCATAGTTCAATTCTTGAATTGCTCTTTTAGCAAAAAATAAAACCTGATAACGATTGATGTTGTTAATTAATTCATTGTTACCCTGAAACATTAACATAAAATTATTTACTATGTCGTCTAAAGATATATATTGATAAGAACCCCAATTTGCATCTTCAGGTACATTTCCTCCGTTTTCGTAATATTGATAGTCTGTAATATATGTCATAATAATTAACTTGTTTCTTGTGTATTCATTTGTTCTTCTCCTAATCCAAATTGCAGGACCTCTGCCTCTCTAATTTCTATACCAACGTATTGACAAATCTTAGCCACTAAAGCTGGCTCATCAGAAAGAGGTAGTTCAAAGTCTTGAAAGTCAGGTTGAGACGCATCAAACAAGGGCTCTCCGCCAACTAAGTTTTGAAACGTCCATCTTGGATCTCTTGGGTATCTAATATATTGAGCCTTAACATCACAAAACCCCATGTTGTCTCCCACAGTGTAAGGAATATTAAAACCGTCCCAAACTGTTGGATATACCGAAGCAATATTACCATCTAAAACATAACATGGATATTGTTTCGTTGGATATGTAAGATTAGAACTTGTTAAATTATATATTTTTCTTTGACTTACTCTTTCTACTTCCACAATATTTCTTGAATCAAATATTGCATAATTTTCAAACGTAGGAAGAGCGTCTGGATTTACAAATAATTGAGCCGAACAAATAATAGTATCATTATTGCTTCCAGGGGCTGAGTTTAAAATTTGATTTACAAACCCTTGTAATCCCAGTGATCCTGTTACAGGATAATTAGCTATACCAGTAGCGCTTGTATTGATAACTAAATCGCCTGGCTGAACTCCAGCTGCTAAAAAATCAGTATTTGTGTCAATCAACGTGTTACTACCAGCTAAGGCTGTTGTAGTTGTTCCTGCAACTCTTAAGGTAGGGTACCTGTATAATTTATTTATTAAATAATAATCATTAGGTAAAAAATAAGCGGAAGGACCTGATAGTCCAGAAGGAGCATTTATTGCTCCACCAGCATCAACTAAAGTTAAAAACGCTTGTACCGAAAAAGTATCAATAACTTCTTCTAATCCTTTTATTATATCAGCATAGCCACTACCTGAGCTACGATTGTTTTCTCTGTTTATCCAGTTGTTGTACTGATAAAAATAATCTTCAAACATGTCAAGTTGAGCTTGTTTTGCGTAAAGATTAAAATCTTGCGGAGAAATATATCCGTAGTTGTTCTTGTTGGCAATAGCCAATACAGTATTTCTTACATCATTTATAGGCATCTTGAAAAACTTTTTACAAAGATAACAAAAAAAAAGAGGCTCTAATTTTTTTAGAGCCCCTCTTAAAAATATAACAATAGTGTTTACGAGAATGCAAAGTTTGTTGCCCACTGAATATCAACTGTACCGTCTGACTTAACATAAGGCATTGGGATAGTTATATTTGTCCATTTACTTTCTAAAACTTGTTGAGCGGTTTCTTTAAACTGTGTAGAAAACCTATCTTTAGATGTAGCTGAAGAGTCTCCTAAATCAAAAGTAAGTTTTTGATTAGTAGCACCTCTTTTGTAATGAACAGTCACTTGACCGGTAACCGCGTTACCTCTAATTAAAGTAGCATTGTCTACTCTAACTTTTCGGTTAGGACCATCTTCTCTATCAGATAAAATAAAGAACTCGTCTCCATTTAATAATCCTCCAGCTTTTTCAATAGTCACCGTGTCATCACTAATTACATCAGTGATTTTAAAGGATTGATTAGTTGATAAATTAACAATCATATCGCCTCCTTTAATATCAGTTAAAAAAGCCGCACCGCTTAATTGTCCAGAAAATGCGTTAGCCGCAGCTACCAAACTGTACGCTACTCCTGATCCTTCAAGAGTTGCAGTTGCTGATCCGCTAATACTTAATACATCATTACTGTCTACAGCTGTAACTTTAGCAAAACTTCTATTAGCCAAAAAAACAAAGTCACCAACATTAGCTGTTGAAGTAAATGTTTGACCCGTATCTGTTAGCTTCCCTGCCGCAGTTCCAGTCGTGGAGGATGAAACCGCTATGGCTGCTCCCGTTGCAGTGGAGCTGTCATAAATAGGAATTTGTACGCCTACATACTTTGCCATATCTAAGCTATAACTATTGCTGAAACTGCCTTCGCAGGAACGTATGCTGCAACCACATTAGTCCACTGTGTTTCTAATGCTAAACTCATAGCATTTTGAAGAGAGTCTCTCATTTCAAAGTCCGCAGCTCCAACACTTCCGTGAGTAAGAGTTGCTGTGTTTCCACTGTTGTAAGTGATAATAGTCTCAGTATCACTTGATCTTGTAATAGCGATTACATCTGAAACGCTAAGAAAGAAATTTGTTTCGCCTGTTACAGGCACTGATAAAAATTTGTCCATAATTAAAAATTTTAATGGGTTAATAAAACGCAAAGATACAAATAACTACGAATCTGATTTTAGTAACTTTATTAGTCCTTTATAAACTTCTAAACCATCATCACTTTTTAAATAAGACGATACAATATGGTAAGGGTCTTCATTAAAAGGAATGGTTAACATTTTCTTTTTGTTACCAGGTATATTAAAATAAACATCTTTGTTTTTATTTCTAAAAGTTAAAAGTTTTTCATTAAAAAACTGTCTAACCTCGTCTTCAAAAGTTAAATCTGGATCTTCTAACACTTCCATAAAAGTTTCAGGCTCAGATTGAGCAAACAATAAAATATCTCTTTTTAATTCTGCTGTTGACATTTTGTTTACCGCTCCCCCTATTAAAATACGACCAACTGCAATTAACTTTTCTAACGAAAGCTCTTTAGCAGCAATTTGTGCATTTAGTTGAGACTCCATTACTTCAAACTCTTCAGAAGCATCTTTTTCTTTATTCATTTCTTCAAATACAGTGTCTCTTGAAGGATGATAATATAAAAACTCTTGTAATACCTGATTGGTTTTTGGAACACTTAAAAAACCATCTTCAAAAATTATAGGCTCCATTATAGCATTTCCATCTTGCTCATCTATAAAAGGAGATTTTTGATTACGAGCATATCTTAATTGTTTGTTTTCACCAGTCTCTTCATCAAAGTGTAATAAAGGTGATCTTCTGGTGTGATGTGAGGATAACATATAACTCAAAGGAGCTATATCTTTTTTAAGACGATACGTCTTATCTACGAATATTTTTTTTGTTTTTTTCATTTTATTATAATTTAATTAAAGTTAAAAATAAAAGGGAGGTTACTCAGAGAACGTTTACATGTATGCCTTTCGCCTCCCTTTAATTATTTATGCATTATGCATTTTGGAACAAGAAGAAGTTGTTTGCACCTAAAGTACATACAGTTCTTTCTGTTAAGAAGTGAACCTCCATTGCGTCTAAAGAAGAAGTTCTTGCTCCGCCACCTGAACCAGTCATCCAAGTTTTGTAACGTCTGTCTTCAGTTTCAGAAGCTCTGTATCTAACATGTAAGAATGGTCTCTTCGCGTTCTTACCTAAGATTTGGTCGTATACTGTAGTAGAACCAGCTGGAACTAAAAGTCCATTGATTCCTCCACCTACTAAACCACCTCTCATTGTAGGATCGTTTAGGTATTTCCAGTCAGACTTGTAGAAGTCATATCCTCTACGGAATCCTGTGAAACCTAAATTAAGAGCCATCTCTTCATCATTATCAAATAAACCGTATGATGTACCACCCGCTCCGTAAGAGTTTTGAGCAGCTAACATATCGTCCATATCAAATGTGAATTGTCTGTTCATGAAAATAACATTTTCTTCAATAGCACCTTGCTTATCAAGTCTTTGAATAATTGAATCAAAGTCAGCTAATGTAGTTGGATTACCTCCACCATAAACATTACCTCTTTGACCTACAACATGGAATACTCCTTCAGAACCACCCTGGCCATCTGTACCAGCAGCGTTACCAAAATGAATAGCCGCACCAGAACCTGACTCAGCAGGAACCGCCTCAACTAAAGCTGTTTCCATATAATCTTCAAATCTTAATCTTGTATCGTGCTCTGACTTTAAATACCATAAGTAACCATTAGCACCATCTTCTGAAGTGATTTCAATCCATCCAATTTGCGCCATGTCAGAACCAGAAACAGCATACTTATCTTTAATAATAATAGGTTTATTGTCAAAGATGAAGTCATCAGACTCTAAGCTTTCAGTCATGCCTTCAGTTCCTTTCTTAAATTCAGAACCATAAATCCACATCGTAACTGTAGCATTATTAGCCATAGCTTGACCTGCCGCTTCGTAAAAATCACAAGTCACTACTCCTGTAGTGTAGTTAACATTTGTAACAACCGCTTTATTGCTTAAGTTAGAACCAGCCGTATTATCAGAAATCATAACCGTCTGTCCTACTCTTATTGCAATACCACCGTTGCCAGCAGTAGTTGTACCACCTGGAATAGTTGGGTTTAATACATCGTTTACAGTAAACGTTGCTTGATTATCCGCAGGGTTACCGTCAGCATTTACGTTTGTGTATTTAATGTGTAGTCTACCTTGCTCTGCCCATTTTATCATGTCAGAGTTAGTAGGCATTTCAGCTCCCACCATTCTTAAGAAAGATGAGATTGATCTATTACCATATCTTTCAAACTCTTTTTCATAAGTATCTGGAAGATACTGATTTAAAAAGTCGAAGTTGGTAATGTAGTTTGTTTGTAGGGTAACTCGTTCCGCTGATGGAATTAAGTCAAACCCTGGAGTTGCATTTACCGCCATTTTTTTAAATTTTTTAGTTTATACTCTTTTTATACTTTTTATTTTGAGTCCTCTTCCACTCGATGTATCTCCAACTGGACGAATCTTTAATCCGTTTTTGCTGAAGGCTTGAGGCTTGTTCCTTACCATATCAATGTTTTTTGATTTTTTAGCAACATCATCAATAGCTTCGGACTTTCCTTGCTCATAAAAAAATCTGGCAAATTTTTCAGGATTCATTGCAATTGACATTGCTCTGTGGTATCCCTTAGCATCTTTCATCATTCCAGTCTCTTGATCTAAATACGGTTTTATAAATGTATTATAATCTGACTGTTTGTTTCTGAGTTCAGACGTATCACCAGGTCGGTAGTTATAAGTTTTGTCATTAACAGTAATCTCAAAACCTTTGAAATCACTATTGAAAACCTCATTTGTTTTCTGGACAAACCAATCGTACCTTTTATTCATGGCTTCCTCACGAGTTTTAGACTCCTCTACATAACTTTTATAGCGATTATATTCTTCATTTGCTTCAGAACTAACTCCCGGGCTTGACTCAAGTGGTAGTTTGTATTGCTCTTTCTGCTCATTAAAAAACTTTCTCGCTTTTGAAAGTTCTCTTTTTTTGGCTAACTTGATTTTTTTTACAGCTTTTTCATCATCCAGTTCAGAATCGTATCCAAATTTATCATCCATCAAATCTTGAATATCAATAGCATCCAAACCTTCTTCTGTAGCCGCATAGTAATCAGCCAGCACAATGTCTTCGTCTAAGTCATTGTAGTCTTTCTGCAATCGCATAAAGTCTTCAATACCTCGACCCGTTTCTTTTTTATATTTAAAGAACGCTGAAACATCTTCTGGTAAATCTTCATTTGCCTCTCTTTGAGTAAACAAATCATCAACAGATGATATTTCTTTATCATACCTATCCTTAATATATTTAAGAATATCAGTATCTTTTATTCCTTCATCCTGCTTTGGAGGCTCTTGCGTTTCAGCAACAGGCTCCTCTATTTTTTCAGAGCTTGTATCAACTTGCTCTACTTGTTTTTCTTCTTTTGGAGCTCCTTCAAATTTTTCTTCATGTTTATCAAGAAGCTCTTGTTCCAATTGTTGAGTTGATTTTTCTTCAACTCCTTCCACAGCTTTTACCGTGAATTTAGGTTTTTCTTTATTTTCCATTTTATTTAATTTAAATTTTTACAAAGTTAATATATAATTATTATATTATTTTAGCCAATTATCTTGGTTCAAATTCCGCTAAATCAAATCCATCTAAACTATCTTCGTTGGATTCAAATTTTATAGCAGGAAGGTTTCTTTTTCTTTGCTCTATTAGTTTAGACTGTTGAGTGTTTTGTTCGGCTATCCTTCTTGACTTTCCTTCTTCTCTGCTTTTTTCTCTCTCGTCCATTTGTTTTTCTTGCATTCCTTTTAACTGCATTTGATAGCTAAATTCTACAGCCATTAGTTGTTGTTTTAAGGCCGCTTCATTTTTTTGTTTCTCTATTTCCATAGCTGCTTCTGCTTGTTGTATTTGCATTTTTGTTTGCATTTCCATTTGCATTTTTTGTTGAGCAGCTTGAGCCGCAGCTTGTTGAGACTGCATTTGCCCTTGTTGTTGCATCTGTTGCTTTTGCATTTCTTGTTGTTGCTGAGCCTCCATCTTCTGCTTTCTTTTCATTTTTAAAACTTGATTAGCCATTTTTAAGTTTTTAACTTCTCGAATATCAATCGCGTCCTCTAAATTAATATCTTGTTTAGATAAAGCCATTTGTATATTAGCCTCTAACTGTTGTTTTTGCTCTTCGTCTGGACTCATTTCTATAAATATACCAAAGTCATATATATATAGATTTTTTATTTCTTCTAATACACCTAAGTTGTATTTACCAACCTGCATAGCAAACTCGTCTTTAAAATCAGCATATTCTAAAACATCTGCAACTCTTAAAGAAAGAGCTTCCGCAATAGTTTTTGTAATAAATAAACTTGACTGTAATATATGTCTGGTTGCGGTATTTGAATTTAACGCGGCTAATTTTTGAACCCCTACCAATGAGTTAGGATCTGGAGTAGACCCGTCTCTTGCTTCGTTTAGTCCTGTTACAGATCTTATCATATCTAAGTAATGATTATAATTACCGATAAGCATTTGCATTTTTGAGCCTCCGCTATTAGCTGTTAATTGAGTAATAGGAACTTTAGCATTATTAAATTCACCGTCTTGAGTGTAACTTCTACCCACAACGCTACCTGTTTGAAAATACAATCTTAAAGCATCTTCAGGATTATAAGCATTTCCCGTTCCCAGGTCAACCTCATTCAAACCGTCTGCATCTATAAAGACACCATCTGGAACAACCCTTGCTACAACTTGTTGTAATTTTAAATGAGTTATCTGTATAAGATCGGCAAAAGGTATCATTCTTCTAACTAATGATTCAACAACGCCTTTATACATTCTTGGCGCACAAGCTACATAATTAGGCATAGCATATTGACTTGCGGAATTAGGACGCACCATATTTTTCATCATATCCCATTTTATTATGATGTTTGTTCCCATTACCATCACCCCTTCATACCAAACGTCAATTCTTTTTTCTACTTTTTCAAACTTACCCTCTTCTTGCATTTCTTGAGGCGGGTTAAACTGATCGTCTTTTTCTACAGTTTTAAAACTTCCATCAGTCATTGCTTTTTTCTTATAAACAAAACTGTTTGTAGTTTTATAATTAAAAAACAACAAGGTGCAAGTGTCTTTGTAAAACATACTATTTTCATACATTTGAGCTGTATTATAATAGTTGTACCACGATTGGCTATATTTTGATATTTCTTCTAAATCTTTTTCAGTTAACTCTGGATTGATTTTTAAAACCTCGGTTATAGGAATCGTCTTTAACTCTCCCCAATAAAAACAATCTTTAAAATACGGGTCTTCTGTATAGCTATATACAACATTAGCAGGATCTACATACTCTACTTTTATACCATCCCCTTCTCTAAAAGTATGTTTACACATTCCAATACCTAAAGTACATATATCGTAATCAACTCTTTTTCGCGTGTCGTTGTAATGATTTTCTTCAAGCATAGTATTAATAGCTACTTCATTTGCTATTTCAATAGCTGGCTTGTAATTTAATTGCATATACAACTCCATCTCAGTATCGTTTTCTGGAAGTTGGTCGGGATTTACCTCAAAAACATTTACCCCAAAGTCTTGCTCTATTTGTTGATATAGGTTTTTAGACAACATGTTTTTTTCAACCATACGCTGAAATTGATTTCTTTTTTCGGCTGACAAAGCGTCTTGAGCATAACACTTAACGTCAAACAGTCTATCTGACATTCCGTTTACCACAATGTCTACAAATTTTGGAATAATAGGAACCGGGGTCCAATCTAAATTAAGGTAAGATAAATCGCCATCAATAGCTAATTCATTTTTATATTTACCAACAGACTGTTCTCCTCTGGCATATAAACGTAGTTTGTGAAACTCTCTAAATTGATCATAGAATCTGCACGATAAACCATCTCTTCTAAACCACTCATATTGTATTGCTTGACCTACTTGTAGTCCAAACTCTTTTGTAGCCTTTTTGGAATCAGGTACAAACTGATCTGGAAATGCAGCAGACTTTATATCTATCTGGACTTCTTTCATGTAATTATTTTACTTATAGTACTACTGTTATTGTATTTTGCAAAGTTAATACTTATTTTTGATTTTTGTTTAGATGGTGTATAAAGATGCTTTTGGTTGGCCATAATAGCCAGTCCAGAGCTTATAGCAGCGTCATATTTTGTTCTGTTAGTAATATCAAACTTTGCCCAGTCTTCTAATGTTTTTTGAAAAAACATTGATCCCATATCTCCAGTTGTTCTAAAATCTCCATTTAAATCTATACCTACATACTTTTCAATATAAGATTCTATTGCTGCTGCGTGAGACTGTTTTACATCTTCGGAAGTGTTAGGTATGCCCCCTAATTCTCTTTCTGTTTTAGAAAGTTTAGTATAAACTTTGTCAGGTCTATTCATGCTGTAACCTCTGTATCCTCTATTTTTAAAGTGGTATAAAAGTCTGGGCTTGTTGTTTTCTGCCAAGATAGGCATTCCATAAAAAATACAAGCCATTAAAACTTCTTCAAAAAATATTTCAGCAGTCTGAGGTCTTGCAATATATTCTAAAAAAAACTCATTACTTGGAGCTTGATCCATATTAAATTTAGTCAAACCATGCAAAGAACCATTAGACCCCTTACCTACAACAACCCCAGAAATATCATAAGAGTCACAACCAAAAGAACCTAAATGTTCGTTGCCCGGATATTTTAACCCTCTTCTTGTTTCTATGCGGTTTTGTAAATTTTTAGGAGGAGTCCAGCTTACTAAAAATCGCCCTTGTTTATTTGGCGACCATATAACTTTACTATCCTTTATTCCGTTTTCCCAATGAAATGATCCTCTTGTTAAATGATGACCCATAATTAAAGAATCATTATAATCTATTTGTTGATATATTTTAGTTAAATTAAATATAGACTGTTTGCTTTCGTCTCTAAAAGCATGAGACTCGCTTCTTGGAAATTGTCTATAAAATTCATTCAACGCATCTGCGTCATGAGTTAAAGAATTAACTTCATTTTCCCAGTAATCCAAAGCTCCTATTTTAATGTCTTCTCCATCTACCCCAATAACAGGTTGTGCTGGAGTTCTAAATACCGGCATACCATATCTGTCTATATAGCCTTCAAAATTCCACTCCATAGGAACAAACAAACAATAAAGACCGCTTTTTGTTTGACCATTAGCGTTTCTTTTGTTAGGAAAAGAATCGTAGTATAAAGACTTAAAATTATTTCCTCCTTTATCTAAAGCATTAGAAGTAGAGCCCATCATACACTTTCCTATAACTTTGCTACCTAAACGTAAACAAGTTTTAGTTACCCTCCAGTTATTTAAAATATTATCAGGTTTTTCCCACTTACCACTTTCATCGTGTAATAATAATTGTAGCTTTTCTCCGTCATAACTATTGTCACCCGTGTTTTTCCAATCTATTGTAGTGTCTAAACCCTCTAACTCTTCATCAGCTAAAGTGTGCATGTTTTTCTTTGTAATCTTAGAGGCTGGAACTCGGTATGCTAATTCTGTTTTAGGTTTGTCCATACCATCTTGAATAGGTTTAAAAAAGAAAGGGTAATTATTAGATATAGGCACAACTTTATCTGTAAACATTTTTTTAGCATCAGAACCTGTTTTAGACAAAATGCCTATTCTTGCGTCTTTAGTAATAGTAGCTTTATTTACCCCCTCACATGAGCTCATAAAAGAAAAGCCTGAACGTCTTATTTTTAAATAACACATTCCAAAGCTTCTTTTGTCTGCCTTACACGCCTCCCAAAAAATATAAAATATTCTGTTTGCCTCTCTAAAGTCTGGGTGCCCTACATCAATTTTTGTCCATTGCAAATACATGTAATGAGTTCCTGTTATATAAGTAGGGGCTCCGTTATTCATAAAAAATGTACCATATTCTCTTCTATCAAACTCTTTTTCAATGTAGTCTACCCACTTACCTTTAAATTCATCTGGTGTCTCATGCCATTGAAAAATAGATTTAATTCTTTTTAAATCTTTATGTAGTTCAGAGGCCTCCCAATATTGATCTTCTTTTTTATCAGATCTTTTTATAATATCTTTTGATTGTAAAGGCAGTCCAACTTTTAAACCGTTGATTTCGTATATTTCCCCCAGCGTTCCATCTTTTGAAATAATTACAATATCATATTTTTCATTATACCCATAAGCCCATGTATGAGCTCTATTTTTATTGCTCAACACATTTTTAGGAATAACATCTTTTATTATTCTATATAAATTATTTTGATCTTGATTCTGCAAATCCTTTTGGTGTTGTGTTTTTCTTTTCTTTAACCGTTCCCTCTAACAATGCTTTTTCACTTTCTATTCTGTTTAATATTTCAAAAGCATCAAATATTGCCAACTTCTTTGTGGCTGCTGCGTTTTTTAATCTATCTGCTGCTAACTCATCATCTTTGTCGTATTTTATAATATCTTCTTTAGCAACCTTAATTAATTGTTTTACAGCTTTTTTACCAGCCTCTATAATTTGTAATTTAATTTCTTTACTGTCCATTTTATTTATATTTATAAAACATTACAAAAACCTTTCTACCCTCCTTCCATGATTTGTTAGGATATTTACTATGGAAATAAGAAGAAGGGTACGAAACCATCCTGTTAAACTCATAACCCACCACGGTACTAAGTCTCCATTTTTCTAAATTATTTGCATCCACATTTATCATTTTATCATACTCTTCATTAGTTATATCTGTAGGTATTTGACCACCATATATATCATGCTCCCATAAAGCGGTGCCATGAAGTTCTTCTTTTTCTCTTGGAGACAAATATAAAACTAAAGCTCTGTCAGGTTTTTGGCCGTTTATATTTAGGTCAGAGTGTATACGCCAAGAAGTGTCTAACTCATCAGTAGAAACTCTAAAAAAACTTAATATATTTTCTAAATCTCTTGCTTCGTATGATATAAGTTTATTTAACATATATTTATTAAACTCTTGCGGAGACTCTTTAATGTAAAAGTTTTTATTTCCACTAACTTGTTTTTTAAAATCTCCATTATTTAAATACTCGTTTACAGAGCTTAAAATATTAGAGTCTATAAAATCATCTACAATATAAATCATAAAATCATAGTTATATTATTAGTAAACATTCTGTAAAGTTTTTCATTATCTACTCTAAACTCATATTCACTGTTTGGGGTAAAAGAAATTTTATCACCTTCTTTTACGCCTTTATTTATTAATTCTTGATTTATATATTTAATTATACCCACTAAAGGTTCTTCTTTTCCTTTGTCTATAAAAAAATCTTCTGCATCAATAGGTTTTACAAAACAGTACTTTCCATGAGCACTCCACCTGTCTTTTTGTTTGTATAAAAAAAACTGATCGTTATCTACAAAAAACAAATCATCTTTAAAATAACTCTTACCGCTTTTTTCTCTTCCCTTCATATCATTATAATATTTAAAAACATTATGATGAACAAGAAGAGTGTCTCCTTGTTTTATAGGCCCAGTATAATTAATGGGTGTTTCTACGACAATAGCAAACCTATTTGAAGAAGAAGCGTCTTCTTTTGATGTACTTGTAATTAAATCTATATTTTCTATATTCTTAATATTGTCATAACGCTTACTATTGTAAGGTTTGACAATAAAACTAAAAGGTGATTTCATTAAAAATTTATATTAAATTCAACTGATACAGGAAGTGTTTTTAAAAGCTCCTTCCAAAGATATACTTCTTCTTCTTTTTGTATCCAAATTTTATAAGATTTTGGCTCTTCTTGTATAAGGTGTATCGAGTGACTTCCTCCTAATACATATTGGCCAACAATGTAATGCATAGCGCCAGATTTATAATCTGCACCAACTGATATTTTTCTAATGTCCATTTCATTTATATTTAATTTGATGTAAATTTAATACTTACCCTTCCTGTAAAAGCATTTGTAAGCTCAGTGTTTGGTGGTATTACAACGAGAAATAATCCCAATCCAGCTGCTAAGGCCGTATCTCGTAAACTCATGTTGCAACAATTTATTCTCTCTTCAGCTTCAATTTCAAAAGTACAAGATCCTATAAGAGTAAACGGATCTTCTTGAGCGCAAGGATTTCCCGAGTAAATAGAGACCTCATAACTCCCTAAAATTGTTGTAAGGAAATTTACATCTATAGAACAAATCGTTAAATCATCCACCGCTGTTCCGCACGATCCAGCTGCGGGATTTACAAAAAAGAACCCTGCCATGTGATCAGCAGCAGTAAAAGCTCCGGCTCCAGGGTTATTAGGAAGAGCGTTATTAATCCACACTTCTCCAGCTTGAAAAGCAACTTGATCTATTCCCATGAAAGTATAAGGAGCTCCCGTAGCGTAAACTCCCTGTCCGACAAATTTTTGGGTTATTACCAAACTATCTGTAGTTGTTGAAGCGGTTGGTGTTACCCAATTTCCGTCTCCCCTCAAGAATGTTGTAGCGCTTCCTCCAGCTGGAACATGTCCAACATTAGTAGTTCCGGCATAAGCGTTAGAAGCTACTGTTACCGCTCCTGTAGTAGGGGTTATAGTTAATGGGTTTCCGCTTGATGTTCCTGAAGCGGCTGTTGATACACTTGATACTGCTCCTGATGCTGGAGAGCCCCAAGCCCAGCCTCCCGCTCCATCTGCTACTATTACATTAGAAGCTGCTCCTGTAGATCCGGTACTATCTTGTATAGCTGTAAATACACCTGTATAAGCGGTTATAGAGTTTGAGGCTCCTGTTAGTGTTATGCTGTTTGCAGCTGTATTTCCTTGAGTCAAAACAGAACTTAAATCCTGTAAAGAAACCGTTCCCCAAGATCCATTTCCTTGTAAGAAAGTGCCCGCAGTTCCCCCTGCCGGAACGTACCCTACATTAGCCCCTCCAGCATAAGTATTAAACTGTATATCCACAGCTCCTGTTGTAGGGGATATGGTTGCCGGTGTTCCTGTAGAAGTTCCAGACGAAGCAACTACAGATGTAACCCCAGCTGATGAAGACCATTGAACACCTGTACCTGTTGAAGTCAGAACTTGCCCTGAAGTACCTACTGAAGCTCCAGCATATAAAGTTCCGGTTAAAGATATTCCTGCTGTGCTTAATGTTGTTCCGTTTGCTGAAAACGTATTATTTCCACTAAAAGTATTTGTTCCGGCCGAAACTATATTTGAGGTTGAATCTAATGATAAAGGAGATGTAGCTGTAAGTTGTATTCCTAATGAAGTTGCTGTATTGCCTGCTGTTAAAACTTGCTGTAAGTTAGGCGTAGATGGCACCGGTAGTGTCCCCCATACAGGATAACCTCCTGCCCCCACTGTCAGTACAGCACCAGCTGTCCCGGTTGAACCAGTACTATCATTTAATGTGGTATTTGTTCCAAAATTTAAGGTAGTTCCAAAAACACTAACATCACCTTCAAAAGTGCTAACTACAGATGAGTCCGTTGTTAATGTAGACCCTGTGGTTAAAGATATACCTCCCCCCGCAGATTCAACTGTAAAGAGAGCTCCTGTCATAGTTGCCGCAACATTTGACTGAGGGTCAACTATCAACGTGTCCTCCCAACCTTGTGTTGATGAAGTAATTGTAGTCCATGTAGCACAAGAACCAGACCCTTGTGATGTTAAAACCTGACCAGCCGCACCATAACTTCCTCCCAACTTTATTTGACATAAATCTATGAATCCAGTATTTACGCCACCAAGTAAACTAATGCTTCCTGTAAGCTGCATTGTCTGAGTAGCTGAATTACCTGTGTCTAAAACAGATTGTAGCCCTTGTAAAGTTGATGAAGTAGTTAAAGAGCTTATTTTAAAAGTAACCGTATTGTTTTCATTACTAACATCAGTTCCTATTAATAAATCTTCCGCAGTTGGTGTAACTGTAGGGTAGACGGTGGTGTTTTCTATTTTTGCCATAATTATGCGCTTACAATTCTATATAATATATCAATATCTAAAGTTCCATCTCCTACTGTTGGGTTTGCCGCAGCGTTCAAAAACAATATATCACTATTTGGTAACAGCTTAGGAGTATCGGCTATAGCCCCAAATACGTCTTGTCCATTAACAAAAGCCTGAGTTGCTCCCAAACCACTTAACCCTGGCGCAACGCACCAACGTGAAGAGGGAACATTTTGACCAAGATCTATAAAAAATTCATTAACAGTAGTATATGGTGTGGTTACAAAATTAAATCTAAACAAAATGCTTATGGGTACAATAAAATGACCTGCAACGCCAGGTATAATAGTAACAGGATTAGTATTGCAGCTTAATAGTTCTGCTGAAGTTACAGTCTTTCTAATTGTCTTGTTTCCAAAAAAAGATTGAAAATCAGAAACCTTTGAAGTTTTTGTTCTGTCATCATCTGTAACGTCTGTTAAAATTACAAAATCATCAGCCGTGGGAATAACGTTCGGGTATGCGCTTGTATTATTTATTTTCGCCATTAGGTTCTTTTTCTTTTATTTCTCCAGTCTCCAAACTAATTACAGCATCTTTTCCGTAAGTCTTCATTAAAGAAGCCTCTAAAGATTGAAACTGAGCCTTTATCTGATCTACTCTTAAACATAAAGAATGTTTCTGTAAAGCTAAGTCTCCTAACTGTGTTTTAACTTGGTTAAACTCAGTGTTTAATTCTTGAAGAGATTTTAACTCTTCGTCTTTAATCTTTTTCATTGTATTTTATTTTATTAAGTTAACAATGCAAAGATAATAAAACTTAAGGAATGTATTTTACTTTCCTTGACCCCTATAAAGTTTACGATAATGTTTGCTGGATTTTAAAGAACTGGTTTTTGTTTTTGAATGCACCCCTGGTCTTTTCTTTTGTTTATTTCCTTTAAAAATATATGAATTTAATTTAGCCATTATTTTTTTACTTTTTCAAATGATCTTCCTCCAAAATACGCTCCAATTACAGTTATTAAAACTAATTGCAAAAGATCTGTCCATTTTTCTTCTACATGAAAATTAATAGAACCCGCATCTATAAATATCATCAAAACAGTGCATACTACTAAAAATATCAAGACCATAGGTCTAACATTTTTACTTAGCCAAGAATCGCTGGCCATGTCGCTTTTCCATCTTTCACTAACTTGTTTCTGTATTTCAGCCTCAGCTTCAATAACAACTTTTTTCATTTCCATTTCAAAAGCTGCTTTTTCTTCTTTTGTTTGAATAAACTTATCTGCGATTTCTGAAGCTTTTCCTACAAAATCTAAAGCTCCTTTTCCTAATATTTTATTTAATATACTCATGATTTCTTTCTTATGTATTCTAATATAATGTCTATTTTCTTTTTTACCTCTTCCATGTCTGCTGCATTTTTTTCATGGTATTTTGAAAACTGTCCTTTTACTTCGTATATACTAAAAACAAAAAATTTATACAAAGCATATAGAGCTCCTAATAATAATATTAATGGTAAACCGTATCCGTCTATTAATTTTAAAATATCCTCCATTAGTATTTTCCTCTTCTACTTTTTGGACTGGATTTTGTGGACCCTCCTTTTCCTGCCCATAAATGTTTACACGCCCAATATCGAGCTGTTAGTTTTGATTTTGCTGTTCCGCACTTGTGTCTTGCTCGAAAACTTCTCCTTGCAGCTGCCGAGTAATTATGTCCATATCCTTTTGCTCCAAAGTGAATAAGCTTTTCTTTTCCCCCTTCACAAGCTTTGACCATCTTTTTTTTACCCCTTTTATAAGAAGGTCTAACTTTATTGCACGCCATGTTTTTTTTATTAACCATAACATTATGCGTTTTTTTCTTCTCTTAAAACTTTAAAATCAGCACCAGTTATTTCATCATAAGGATGCGCTTTTCTTGCTATTTTTTGTTGTTTTTCAGTTAGTTTTTTTATATCCTTATTTCTCATAGGGATTTTATCCATATCTTTCTTACTCATTTTTTTCATGACCTTACTTTTGCTTTTTTAGTATTACTTACAAATTGTTTTCCTTTTCTTCCAAATCTTTTTTTCTTTTTAGCTGTTTTAGCTCTCTCTTCTTTTGATAAACTTTTAGCTTTTGCTAAGGGTAAGCATCTATCTGGGTTCTTTTTGTTTTTACTTGTACCACACGGCCCCTTTATTTCTCCATCAGTTCCAATGCGAACCCATTTTTCATCCAGCCATTTTTTTAATGCGCCAGCCATTACTTTTTCTTTTTAGTCTTAGGCTTCATAGACTTTAACATCTTGTCTATTTTTGCCGCCTGACCTTTATGCATAGCAGAAGCTTTCTTTAATTCAGAAGCTATTTTTTTTAATTTATTTTTATCTATCATTTCTTTTTTCTTTTAGATGATTTTGCGTAATTAGGATCTTTACAATATTTACTCGCAGCTAAATTTGCATAGGCTGACGGATATTTATCAAAAGTTCTTTTTGCCCAAGCTATACCTGCTGGGCATATTTTATTTCCCTTCTTTTTTGTTCTTCCTCTTTTTGCCATATTAATACAACCATATTGCGTCAGGCTTAACAGGATCATTATCTACATGTATGAAGGATTTTGCTATCCCCAATCTTGTAAACCCAATCTTTATTAAAGCCTGAACTATTTTTAATCTTTTGTCGGACGAGGAGCAAGCAATGTCAGCGGCACACCCTTTAAGATGAGAGCTGTTTTTAGAAGCCTTATAGCCTCGTTTTAATAAGTCTTTATTATAAGCTTCAGTACGAAATCCTGAAGTTATTTTGAAGGGAACGCCCGCTTCCTCGCGAGCCGAATCAAGCATCTCTAAAAATTCATGACGCATGTGTTTTCCCGACCCTGGTTCGTCTGGACTTGCAAACTCTTTTAAATCAAAATACTTATACTTCATCTTTTCTTACTTTAGCAAACTTATATATTGTAAAAGCGATTGCTAATATAAGAGAGATAAATTGAAGGATTTCGTTACATTGAGAAAGGCTTAATCCTAAAGCTCCTCCGTTAGCAGCCAACACTTCAGCAGTGTCTTTGATCGCTGGTTTCATAGTTTATTTTTTTGTTATATAGTTATAAGGGTGTCTGCCCCATGTTGTAGTAGCTATCCAATTCATGATTACAAAGATAATATAAATATTTTATTCTTCTTCTACCCAGCCATTTACAGGGTTGATGATAAGATCAAGTAATTCTTGATTAGTATAATGAACCTCTCCTTCTGCTATTAAGGGTATTTTATTTGCTGGAAATCCTATAATAAAAAGAGTTTGGTCGACATTTTTTCTAACAGTTAAATGAGAGTCTTCTGTAACCTCATTGTAGTTTACATCATTTAAAAGTGATATGTCTAATATAGAAAATAACATTATGGGACGTCTGTAGTAATATCTGTGGATGCTTGGTTAATCATATTCACGTCAAGAGATCCAACAGTGTCCGCAATAGTAGGGTATGAAGGTTGCCCTAAAGGATCTCCCATTCTCCACCAATGTTGTAAATTAGCTGATGTAGATAGGGTTGAAAGATCATTTGGTGCTCCGGAGTTATATATTTCTGTAACGTCTGCGTTGCTTAAATATTTGTTGTATATTGCAAACTCATCCATGTGTCCTTCAAATCCAAAGCTACCTACATTTCTTCCAAAATAAGTATGACCAGTAGTATCAAAGGTTGTAGAAATACTTTGATTTTTATTATTAATGTTTACCCCGTTTGTTACATATCCAACATTCAAACTTGATGAAGCTCTGTTTACTCTATAAACAATATGAGCCCATTGTCCCACCACCAGTCCATTAGCAGGCGATGCAAACCCGTCAGACCAAGGTCCACTAAACTGTAGATTTCCAGAAGCCTGTATAAACATTTGTGTTTGTTGAGTTCCGCCCGCTCCAAACGCCCACAATCTTTGATTTCCAGATGTAATTGAAACTGGTTTTATCCAAAAAGAAACACTCCAATCTCCTGTTCCTCCAGTTCCTAATAAAGGAGCTGTGTTTAATAACCTAAGAGACTGATCTACTCCATTAAATCTAACTGAATAAAGGTTTTCAAATGGTGGTGGTGTAGAAGAGCCCACTTTGTTTTTGAAAACTTGTCCCGCTATGCCGGCTCCAATCCCTGTAGGCATCTTACCAAAGTGCTATTATGTCCGCAGCCGTAGAGGCACTATCTACACGAACCACTTGTGTTGGTAGAAAAGAGGCGTTGGCTATATTTTTAAATGTAACTTCGGCATCAGAAGCTGGTGGAACATCTTTATCAGTAGCCATTTGTACTGTAAGATCTCCAGCTGTACCCACATATAGTATACATCCATTTGTAGGACGATTGTAAATCACAAAGTCTTCAGAGGTGTCCATTATGTCCGCAGACAAACTTAAGGTAGTGTTACTATCTACAGCTGTAACATAAGCAGCTGTATTGTCTGTTGTGTTGTATACAATTGCATTTATTTGGATTCCATCCGAAAGAAAGGAAGCCGTGCTAAGCTTCAGCTCTTTTACTCCAGAAAGGTCTGTAGTTCCTGATAAAACCTTGCTTGAAGGATCTGGTATCATAACCAATGCACTCGGTATTACCTTTAATCCTGATCCTACTTGTAATTTTTGATATGCCATTTTTTTATTTTTTATTTGTCATAAGGAAACATTCTATTAAGAGTGTCTCTTCTTTTATTGCATCCGCAGTCTTTATTTGTTTTTTCAGAAACATAATCAACTACTTTTTTTATTCCTGTAGCTTTAGTAAATTTTTCTACCGTGTCCCCCAAACCTCTGGATCTTGATATTCCAGCGCTTCTGGATTTTAATCGAGCAGGTAAATCACTAATCTTTGTTCTTTTCATTTGATTTTATTTTTTACAAGTGCAAATGTTTTGTGGGCAAGAATCAATATTAAAAGCAACCTTGTCTAATAACCAGTTCCATTTACATTTTAGTTTACATGTTAAGTTTGATATTTCATTACCTAACCATACTAATAGTTTTCCCATAATAATTTATTTTTTCATTCTGCACCCAAAGTTTTTTGCGTAGTTAGCCATCTTTACAACTTTTGTAGAGTACTTATCTTTCCTCTTCATAACTGCATCGGCAGCGCTACACGCGTCTTCGAATCCGTTCTTTTTTGCCCAAGATGTAAATTTACCCTGGTCTTCTTTTTTAATTTCCGGAAAGTCTTTTTTAGTTCTTCCTTTTTTAGCCATTACTTTCTAATCAAAGAACCGATCTTTCCTTTTACACTTTTAGGATAGTGCTTATCCATGTTGTGGTCTCCTGAGTAAGCGTGGCCTGTCATTTTCTTAGCCATTCCTTTTGACTCATCTCTACGATCTTTCATAGACTGAGAGTGTTTACCTTTGTGTTTTCCACCTATAGATTCATCTAATCTATCATTGTAGCCTTGCGACTTGTATTTTACTGTTGGCATTTTTTTAGTTTTAATTATTAATAAGTTGCTTTCATTTTCTTTTCATCCCCGTAACCCGGATTATACTTTATAGTACCTTTCATTGTTTTAGCAAATTCTTTTGCTTGAGCCTTTCCAACAGCGTTATAAGGAAAAGTTTTAGTTTTCATTTTACCGGTGTCAGGGCATTTGTGTTTTACTGTTGGCATAGTTTTAATTTTTTACAAATATACTAATTATTTTTTTCAAACTCTTTAGCTTGCTCGTAAGACAAGTTTCTGGTATAATCATAATAATACTTACTGTGTCTAATTGAATCTTCCGCTGAATCTTTTTGCAAAAGAGTCTTTGCGGGCTCTACTGTACCTACGAGTTCTTTGTCTTTTACTTCTTGTAATACTTTTTTCTTTTCTTTTTTCATTAGACTCTAACTTTCTTTTTAAAGTAGCTTCATTTTTTTCTTTTCTTTTCTTCAGTCTTTCTTTTGCTGCTTTAGATTTTGCTTCCGCTTTTGCTTTTCTATCAGCTGCTTTTGCTACACTTTTATCATATTGAGCTTTTGCTTTAGACTGATTTTCAGATCCTTTTTTAGTTCCTCGAGTTTTAGTAGCCTTATTTTTTGTCTTCTCTACTTTCTTAGCCTCTTTCTTAAGCTTTCTTTCTGTTGTCTTTTTTATTCTTTCTTGAGTTCTTTTTTCTCTTTCAACAGCTCTTTTATCTCTTTTTTCTTTTCTTTCTTTAGCCTTCTTGTCTCTCTTCTCTTTTTTTAGTTTAGCTTTTTCTGCTTTTTCTTTTTGTATTCTGTCAGCTCTTTGCTTTTTAATAGAAGCCCTTCTTGCAGCAACAGAGTCTGTGTCTTTTCCATAACGAATAGAGTGACCTCGTTTTGAAGTAAAAGATTCTTTAACAGCTCTTTTTTGAGTGTTCTTTATTACTTTCTTTTTAGTAGACTTTTTAGGTGTGGTCTGTCTGCTTTTTTTTACTTTTCTATCTGTAGGCATATTTAGTTAAGTTTTTATAAACGCGTTGAACCTTTTTTTCTCATCACCTTCATCTGAGCCTCTTTTTCAGCAGCGGTTTTAGTTCTTCTCTTTGCAGGTTGAGTTCTTTTTGTTGTAATCTTATCAACAAGCTTTCCTGAACTTTCTATCATTTTTCCCCTTGCTCTATCTTTTATTGCTTCAGGGTTTTTATTAATTTTTTTCTGTATTCTCGTGTTTTTTTTCTTTGCTAAGTTTTCACGAATTTCTACAAGCTTTTTGCCTACTTTAGTTTTTTTAGTTTTTTTCTTTTTCTGAAGTTTAGATATTTTTTCTGTAGTTTTTTTTCTTTTCTTAACTAACTTGTTAAGTCTTTTTCTCTCTTTACTAAGCTTTGCTTTTTTTCTAAGGGCTACTGTTTTCATTTTATAATTTTTTTAATATTAACCGAACATATTTGTTCCTGACATGTTACCCATGCCTGTTTCATGATACTGTGATTTTTTCGTTCCTCTAATACCTTTAGCTGTGTGGTATCCTTCTTTTTCAAGACTCTTATCTACTTTTGATTTTTTATATATTTTATCAACAAACCTTGTGTCTTTTTTATCTTTTTTGTTTTTCTCTATGTCTTTATCTAATTTGCTTTTATTTTTAGAAGACTTTACTTCGCTTTTAGGCCCAGGGTTGTTTTTCTTTTTACCTCCATGCATTCTTGCATAAAAGTCAGCTTGAGCTTTTCCAACTGCATTGTAAGGAAAAACTTTTTTCTTTCCATTAACTGTAACTGTAGGCATAGTAAATATATTTTTTATTAGTTTTGTGATTACAAAGATACAAATTAAATTTAATGTCAAATATAATAAGAAAGAACTACGATCGAGTTCAACCCTCAAACGATTATATGAAGTATTGGAGGGTGATAAGGTATTGGGCTAAAGCCAAATACAAAATCGGAACTCCGGATATAGATATGCTATTTTTCCTTTATAGCGAACATATCTTTAACAAAACTAAATTCAAAGAGTTTGAACAGTGTATGTCTTGGGATGAACCCAGGTTTTATAGATTACTAAAACAAGGATATATTCATGTTTGGCGTAAACGACAAGGCAATGAGGCTACGCTATATGAATTATCATATAAAGGTAAAAGACTAATAAACACTTTGTATAAGAAGTTAAGTGGCGAGGAGATCGCAGAGTCTCCGAGCTCGAATCCACTTTTTAGACATGACGCTACTTACATGGATAAGGTTTACAGAAATATGATTATAGAAATGAATAGGTTTATAAAACAACAACGACATCTCTCTCAAGAATAACGGTATATACTTTATCCTTGATAAACATTTCATGACCAGCTGCTTTATCGTAATATATTAAGTCTCCTTTATTTATTACACTTATATCTGTTCCGGGCTCAACAACTTCTCCTTTTTTATACCTAAAGTTGTTTGCGTCTTCATTTGACAGTAATAAGCCAGATGAAGTTTTTAATTCTTCCTTAATCTTTTTTATTACCAGGTACTTTCCTATGGGTTTCATCGAATTTATTTAAATTTTTTTCTAATTCTGAATTGTTATTTGTTTGAGAGTTTACATATATAATACACACTAAAACTACCCCGAACAAAATAACAAGCGTATAACTAAGCTCTTCCATGTGTAATAATTGCATTAGTTGATAGTATTGTAGTTGCTACGCTGGTTGCATTTATTAATGCGTTCTTTGTTACTTTAAGTGGATCAATAACTCCCATCTTAAACATATCTCCATACCTTCCATTCTTTACATCGAACCCATTAGTATCATCTATTAGATCATCTATCATTATTTCTTCTGGAGTTCGGCCAGCGTTTTTTAATATTTGAGTCAATGGAGCTTGTAGGGCTTTATTTAATATTTTATCAGCCGCTTCTTCTTCCATACACTCATACTCTTCCTTTACTTCAGGTGTTAGTCTCCACAGAGCCAATCCACCTCCAGGTAGAATACCTTCTTGTAGTGCGGAACGCACTGCACATACCGAGTCATCGACTCGGTCAAATTTTTCTTTTTGTTCTATATCAGAGTCTCCTCCTACATATATACACCCTATTCCTCCAACTAAACTTGCGATTCTCTCGTTTATAAAATCCCTATCTCCTTTTATCTTAGCTCTTATTTGTTGTTCTTTTAATTCAGCAACTCTGTCTAACATTTCTCCAGTCATTTCTTTATTTGTTATAACAACTGTAGAATCTTTTCCAACTACTATTTTATCTGCATACCCTAAGTCCTTTGGAAGTATTAAAGATAAATCATCTCCCGTCTTTTCTGAAAAGTAAGTTGCTCCCACCGCCATGGCAATATCCTGCATCAGCTCATGCTGCTTGTATCCAAAGCTCGGTGGAGGTACATTACAAAACTTTAATCCGTTCTTAACTACATTGGCTGCTAATGTATTAATCATGTTTTGGCTACAGCTTGCTATGATCAATAACTTTTCTCCTTTATTAATAACATCTTTTAAAACATTTTCAATCTGAAGAATATTAGTAATCTCGCTATCACAAACTAAAATCTTAACTCCTTCCATAATACATTCATCCTTTTTATGGTTATTAATAAATAATGGAGACGAGTAGCCTCTATCTATTTTAATACCATTAGTGATCTCAGCATACGTTTCAGATGTTTGAGATTTCTCAACCGTTACAATTCCATTAGCTCCAACCTCCTTATATGCTTTAGATATAATATCACCGAGCTCCTTATCATTGTTAGCTGATATAGTTGCAACATCTAATAATTTTTTATCACTAACCTTTTTAGCTTTTTTAGTTAGAGACTTTATTATGTCATCAACTTTGGTTTTTATTTTCCTAACTACTTCAGTTGAGTTGTGGTCTTCTGTTATATGTTCTACACCCGCCTTAACAATAGCTTCGGTTAAAACAATAGCCGTAGTCGTTCCATCTCCAGCTATAGATGCTGTTTTATTAGCAGCTTGCTTCATCATCCTAACAGCAATGTTTTCAACCGGATCAAACAAGTCTACAGATTTAGCTACAGTAACCCCGTCTTTAGTAACTGTAATTCCGTGAGTGTGGTTAGGTGATTCGATAATTACAGTATTACCTCTGGGGCCCAGAGTTGATTTAACTGCGTTTGAAATTTTTGTGATTCCTGAGATTAGTTTGTCTCGACCCTCTTCACCAAAAGATAGGTCTTTTGCGATATAGCCCTGTTCGTTCATTTTGTATTAAATTTAATTATGGGACAAATATATAAAAAAATATAATTAATATAAATGTTGAGGTGTTTACTTTTAAACAGCTTTTTAAAATATATATTTTTCTCTATATATATATTTATTATACTACTGTTTTTTGGTCTTCAACTTAACATCTTAACATCGGTAAACTCTAAGTTATTGATATAGAGTTAATTAAGGTGATGTTGACTTTTAAATAAAATAACATCAAGATGTTGGGTTTATATATAAAACGAAAAGAGGCAATCAATTTAATGATTAACCTCTTTTACAAATCAAACAGGAACAAAGGGAATATCTTAAAATATAATCTGTCTAAAGTTTTTCATGTCTTCAGCTAATTCTATAGCTTCAGCTATTTGATTTATTTTTCTATCGTTCTTAACTGCTCTTTTGATTCGAGCTGCTTTGGCGATTCCACTTTCAGCAGGAAAGCGATCATTTACTAATCTTCCTTTCTCTACTCGCAAACCGTCCATGTCCATAAGTCTTTTGTATGATCTATGCATAGTATTTGTTTTTTTTGATCCGTATGTTTTGCAAGGATTGTTACCGCAACCGCAATTCATGTTTTTAATTTTTTACAAAGATAATAAAAAATATTAGATATGTTGGGGTTGAGGGTTATTATAGGTCACACACACATACCCCTTGTAACTAAAGTCATATTTTTTTGGGGGTGGGGGTGTCGTTTGTAAAATTTTGTTCTGTTTTTTTGTCGTTTTTTGGTTGGTGGTTGGGTGGGGTGGTTGTTGTTCGTTGGTGGTGGTGGTTGTCCGGTTGTCCGTTGGTTGGTTGGGGTACTGGTTGCCCCTTTCCCCCTTCCCCCGTTCCCCCCTTCCCCCGTTTTAGTGTTTAAAATTGATGTTTTGACACACAGAAACAAAGGTTAAAACCCCCACGAATCCCCCAAAATACAAACAAAACACCAAGAAAACACAAAATTTTTTTACTTGTAACTTGTTGTAAATCAATAACTTAAAAATTATTTTTATACTGGGACAAAAAAAAACTTAAAAACATTTGTTTTATTAAATAGTTTTATACTATATTTGTACCACAATTAAACATTTATTAATTAAAATATAAACAAATGAAAAATTCAATTAGACACGAACTAACCGAACACATCAAAGAGTTTGACAAAGAACAACAAAATCACTATACAATGTTTAATGAAGATTACTATATTATTGGATATTATGAATCTTCCCAGTGGTTGAAACACCATAACATAGGAGAACTGGAGGGAGTAAGTATCTGTAATGATTATGAAATGGAACATTTTGGAGAAATACAAACGACTTTCGACAATACCGAAAAATTAGTAAATCATTTAGTATACTGGTACGGATTAGATTTGTGTATGGAGTTAGAAATCCCTATGGACTAATAAAAAGAATTAATAATTAAATATATAATAAAATGAATACAGAACAAAAAATATATGCTTTATCAACTTTATTAAACGACAACAAAATTTTTGATAAATACGAACAATTAACCGGAATGAAATTTAATAATGATGATTATGGTTTTCATGAACTTGAAATCATGATAATTGAAAAACTGGAGGAGATGAACGAAAACAAAAAGAGTTATTCTGATGAGGACTAATTGTCCGAAACTGGGAGCAATCCCAGTCAATAACAAATACTAATATAAATTAAAAAGTTATGAAAATTACAGAATTTACAAAAATGGTTAAACACTTAACCGAACTATCATCTACAATAAATTATTACATGATAGAACAAGAACAAAAAGACTTTGAAGAATGGTTATTGACTGAATACAATATCGAGTTAAAAGAGGACTTTGAAACACATATTGATGAGTTAATCGAGAACGACACAATACACGAAGGACAACATATTTATTTAACAATTCGAGAAAGTGAAAAGTATATTGATAAACTACAAAATAAAATAAATATATAAAATTATGAAAACAAATCAATTATACTCATTAGAGTACTGGAAACACAAATGTAAAGTGTTAGAATTAGAATCAACATGGTTAGATGAACTATGTAATTATGAAAGAGAAAATCAATACCAGTTAAACGACCCTAACGGAGAAATGGAAGAGTGGAAGGAATATATTGAAGAACTGGAAATGAATTACAGAAAAGAAAGAGACAAGTTTTATAAAACATATAATTTATAAATCATGAAACAGAAATTTTTATCAATGAGTATGGGAGAACATCTTGAAATCAAGAAGGGACTTTCAACAAAAGAAATAATAAGATTAAACGAAAACGAATGGGAAGTAAATTGTTTTGTAGATGGGTGGACTACTTATTATCTCAATTTAACTGAATTACTAAACTACTTTAAAACCTAATAAAATGAAAAAAATAAAATTTTTGATCGTGGGGAGTATATTCCTTACATCTTGTGGGGTGGGACACCTTACAACACAACAACAAAACGAAATAATTAAAATAAATAAACAAATAGATGATTTGTGGAACGAACATAATTATAAAATAGATAGTTTGTGGATTAAAAAAGATAGTATTATGAGACACAAAAACAAATTAAAAGAATGTTGTATAAAAACATCTAACGAAGTTTATAAATACGAAGGGCTAACAATAGATAATAACTAAAAACTAAATAAATAAAATTATGGAAGAAAAATTAAAAGAATTACAGAAAGAAATTGAACGCCAAAACGAATTAATATCTATACTTTGGGATTATATAAGTGAGAGAGATGTTGATAATGTTTCGGCAAGATTAAGAGAATTAGAAAGTGAAAATAATAATAAATAAAATAAAATGAAAATACCAAAAGTAAGAAACATAATCGGACATAGTGGTAAAGAGGTTAAAAACCAGTTTATCATTGAAACAAAAGGAGCAATATTATTCCAAAGTTATGGAAGTGTAATATGTATGAATAAAAACGGAAAAATGTATTTAGATGAATATTACTGGGATTATTCTACAACTACCGGTAAATACAGAAATATATTTTTAGGAGAAAGTAAACAAGAAACTGAAAAGAAAATCAAATCAAAAGAATATAAATTAACTAACTTAAATAAATAA